GTGGCATTCGCCAGATGCTGGCCGTCAAGCGTGTACGTGTCTTTCTCGATGTCACCAGTTTCACCCGTCTTGAGAAACATCGCCACGGAGTCACCTGCTACCAAACTGGTAACAGCACAGATGACCGTGTTTGGCGGATAGACGGTCGTACCGTCTGAGCTGATGAGCTGGAAGTTCTTGGCGTCAAGGTCGTTGTAATCCTTCAACCATACACCTCTGGCACCGAAGAACTTACCGCCTGCAAATGTGCCGAAAGGCGACTGCTTCGACGGAGTGTAGACAGGATTTGCAGAAATGTACTGCTCGCCGTCCATAGCGTCCAGCGGTGTCGTGCTGCCTTCACGGCAGACGTACTTGAAGGCTTCGTACGCCTCTGACAACCGAGCATTGTCACAGTCGATCTCGACATCGTAGTTCTTCGTTACACCACCAAGCGTTCTGCTGTAAGGCCCGGCAAAGGAAAACGTGATGGTATAAGTGACGCCGTTGATGTACTTGATCACATCCGCCTGTGCAGACGTGTTGTTCAAGTCGAGACCGGTGCTCAGAGGCACAGCCTGTCGGCCGCCGGTAAGCGTAATCGGGAAATGATCGAACAAAGCTGCGTTGCCGGCAGACGGATAGTAACGACAGTAAACGACAACGTTGCCACTGTCAATCGTTACACCGAGTTCCTTGACCTTGACCAGAACGTCGCAACCAGTGATGCCCGTATCCCACCACGCCGGGATCTTTGCCCCGTCCTGGATGATGTAAATAGTGTCATCAACGCTTGTCAGCGTACCCAGCGTATAAAGATTGACGTAGAGGTTTTCGCCTGTGATCGAAACGCCGGTCATGTTCCCAACGGCATGAACATCGACAGTGATGGCCTCATCAGCATCTTGGAAGGTGTCCCCGGCAGCGTCGCATCTTACCCAAAGGGTCTTCCGAGCAGCATCATATGCCAGAAGTGTACCAGTGTCACCCGTCACCCCGCCGGTCACTGCCAAGCCGATATCCGACGCCTGCAAAGCAGCCAATGAACCATCCACAGTGATGAGACGAATTCCCGTCGGGTTGGTGGGGTGGGTCCAGCCCGAAGTGCCAATCGAACCATCTTTGAACCACTTGATTGTCTCATCGTCGATGAACCAGCCGTTGATCATCGTAAACGCATTTGGCGTCTGGGCCGAGATGGGCACTGTGTCATCCATCTTCGCCTGCGCGTCAAACTCATCCATCAAGTACGTGTACAATGCCTGGGCCGAATACGCCGTATCAGCATCCTTGTCATAGGCGTGGTCCATGTAGATTCGCTTGTTGACGGTGTCGATGAGAATGTCAGCGCTGATACCCATATGTCAGTCTCCTTTGATTAACGACCCCAAGTGTCGTTGTAATACGTTTTCCTCTTATCTTCTTCAAACCTGTTCAAAGGTTTCCGCTTACCCTTCAGCGATCAAGTCCTCAATCATAACTGCCGTAAGCGAAAAGCCTGAAGCCAGAATGGTTCCGCCGGTTTGGATCGGGTAATACCTTGGGTTAGAGCTGCTGTGGCGAATATGAATACCAATACTAGCAGGAATACTATCAGTGTAGCCAGTCTGCACCTCTCCTGACCCGTCCGTTGCGTCGTCGAGCAGCATCGTCCCATCAGCAGACAGGAAGATGTAGACTCTTACTCCAACAATCGCATCGTTGTTTTCGTCGACAACTTTGACGTAGAGATTAACAGAGTTTTCAATCGCTGTACTCCCGCCTCCGGTCTCAGTGTGTGTGTCTGTATTGGAACCCGAAGCGTTATCATTCAGGATTGTGACTAGACCAGCGCTGGAGTTCTCCAGATCAACAGTGCAGTTCGTGAAAATCATTCCGTAGAAGTCGTATGTGTCAATCGTGGCGATTCTCACGCCAACCGGACAACCGATGAAGTTGCAATAGGAAAGGTAGTTAGGCGACGGGAGCAAGACACCGTGGTCATCTGCGTTAATGAAGTTGCAGTACTTAACAATGCATGAACTTGCTACGACTTCATTGCAGGCTTCAAAGTTACAGTTCAGTACTTTCTTGTTGGCATTGTACGCCTGTAGAGTGACGACATCTGCATCAAGAAACGAACAGCCGTAAAGACCGAACTTAGTGATGTTTGTGTCCGAAGCAGTGACGTCGAACTTCTTCGTACCCTCTGACTTGAACACACATCCGGAGATTCCCGCCGTCCCTGATTTGGCTCCAAAATAGATTTCTGTATCTGCCGAAGCATTGCCTTGCAGAATTACATCGTACAAAGTAGCACTCACCCATGACCGATCTTCGAAAATCACAATCTTTGATGTGTCTTTGAAGTAAGTGATTTCTCCTCCAACCGTACTTCCGATTCGGAGCTTCCCACGAGAAATCACAGCGCCGCCTTCAATTCGGCAGACGCCATACGCTTTCCCGCTGGCAATACTCAACTCATCAGTTTCAATGAGTGCCAGTGTTGCAGGAGCATTGCTTGTTCCGCCCTCAAGCGTAATGCCGTCACCATAGCGAATAACGTCTACCCAGCTGTTGGTTCTGTTGGCGGGGTTGCCTGTAGTGGTAATGCCCATCCCGATTCGTGCCACCGATGACATTGTCGCATAGTTAGCCACTCCAAGTTTTGCGCTTGGTGTAGACGCGGTATCAATGACGTAGCACTTCCAACCACCCTTGTAGGTGTCAATACCGTCTACGTACCACTGAGAAATATGCGTAGCGTCTGTCCAAGCATAGACGTATATCCCTCCGTTTGCCTTCGTCTGCAAAAAGCTGATGGCTGAGGTGCAGAACCAGATGTAGATGTGCGTACTAGAAAGGTTCAATGCAATAAGAGGAGCAAACCAGAGTGACCCTGTACCACCCGCTACACCGGGACGAATTGCCCCACCAATGGAACCCGCTGCCTCTCTGTAGAATTCGGTATCTGCTGCTGGTGTAGCGTCTCCCGCCCAAGCCCCACCATTCTCCGTAGTAGCATCACCTTTGGCAATCAGAGTCAGATTGGGGATCAGTCTTGGGGCATAATGACAGACCATGCCCCAATGGATGCGGGCCGCGGCGGGAGTGCTTGCTGGCGTAGCACAGATGGTCTGCAAGTAGAAGTCATCAGTCGTGTAAGTGTTTGACGTATCACTTCCGGTTGTAACTGCTGCGCCTGTGATTGCTCCAGTAGTGATTCCCGTATTCCCCCAAGTCCCGTTTGAATCTCGATAGCGGACATTCACAGTATAAGACTTGGCATTTCCGGGAGCAGCATCTAACTTCACATACAACTTACTCAAGATACACTTCTGACTACTAGACATCACCGTAGCTTCTGCCGCCGCTGCTACCCAAGCAGTGTTGCCTGTCATCACATGATTGAAGTTTGCAACACTCGTAGATGCCTGAGAAGTTGAACCTCCTAAGATCAGAGATTCGCCCTCAGTATCAGAGACAAAGACCATGCCGATTGCGGCCGTAGGAGCCACCGCAGGTGTATTGAGAAAGTGAATGAGCACGTCTACTAGATCACCAGCGGCCACAGCGACAGTGTTGACCAAATCGTTCCCTGTAGTCGCATCCGCTGTGATCGTACAAGTGAGTGTCTGTGGCACTCCTCCTTTCTGCAACGTGAATGAATACGCATCTGGGTCAGTGCCAGGGTCAGCCGAGAGCTTCACATACAACTTCTTGAGCGTGCCCGCTGTTGGGATTGGATTGTTGGCATTGGCTTCTGTGGCATCCGCTCCGCCTGCCCCTTGAATTGGGACAAAACGATCTGCACCGGTGTTTGCCAAGCCATTCGTCATACAAATCGACTCACCAGCAGTAGTAGAAGCAAAGCAGATCGTCCACGCAGCCGTTGGTGTTCCAGGAGCACCTGTATAGGAAGAACGAATGGAAACTGTCTGGCCAGCAGTCACTGCCACAGCGGTGTTGAAGCTTCTCCCTGACAAGCTTCCTTTGCCAATTGTGACAGCCAAGGCAGATGGCACACCGTCAACCATCAGCGTGAACACAAAGGTATTGCTTCCAGTGGCTACAACAGCGGAAAGGTTGACACACAACTTACTGAAGTAGCCCGCTGTGGGCACGACCTGGTAGACAGTAGACTCTGTCGCATTCCAGGCCATCCCTCCCATTACGGAGTTGTACTCACTTGCGGCCTGGCTGAGGGCGTCGTTGAAGCCGCCCATGATTACTTGTTGCATCGAAGACCAACTCCTTCAAATACAGCAGTTATCCGAATGGTGTTATACAAAAACTGATGAAGTAAAGCAAACTATTCTGGAGAGTGAAGGAGAATCACTCTTTGGGAGCTTGCAAAGGCCAACAAATGAAGTCCATCAAATGCACATTCACAATTTCCTGAACCGTCATGCTTGAGGGAAAGGTCCTGTGATGCCACCCCTGAAAATTGTGCGGGCAATCTCCTTTTGCAGTGACAAACGCATAAACCTTAGTCAACTTCTCATCACGGACATCAAATCTGACCTCATCCAACGTGTATGCAGCTTTACTCATCTTTCTTCTTTCATCCCTTCCCCGCCTCAGCCGGGGCGAGGGCTCGGTCAACGCTTTCCTCTATGTCCACCAGGTCAGACAAGTCGGGCGTGGTGCCCAATGCGGGATCAAATTTCTCCCTCACTTCCTCTAGCCCCTTCCGCATCCGGGCGTTCTCCTCCGTCATGGAATCCAGCATTGCGTCCTTGCGGTCTAGCGCTTCTTTGTCGCTGGCAACTCTAGCCAGTAGGTGGTCCCGCGCTGCCGTCACGGCGGCGAGTTGTCGGTTGGCCTGTTCAAGTGGACAGTCGTCACAATCATCTCCGATCCCGAGTTCACAATCATAATCAGGACTGTCTGGTGCGTTGCCTTTGACCAGATACTTGCAAAAGATTCTTTCACTCATGGCGGTGCTCCTCCCTTGGCGGGGGTGGGGCATATCACATCTTTCCGGCACGTTTTCTTGCCGACATTCCTCGCAGATCGTCCACCCAGGAAACGGTGCCCGCTTGTGGCAACACGCACAGAGCCGTCCAACCGCCTCACCTCCGTCCAGGAGAAGACTCCTTGATAAAGCCTTGTCTCCAGATGGCGGAACATCACTTTCTAGCTGACCCGGTTCACCAACGATGATAGTACCGGACTCGAGCAATCCGCTGTCTTCGCCGGCAAAGGCAAAGTCAAAGTGATCTCTCAACTTCTTCAGCGCATCACCTGTAGACGCAGCCCAGAAAGTGACGTCTGCTTTCATCACGAATTTTCGAAGGGGCGAACTCATTTCAGATGCTTCAGCCTCTCAACGAGTTCATCATCCATCCCGTTACAGACGATCAGATTGTGCTGCTTTCCTACCCGTTCTTGGGCTTCCTCACAGAGAAATTGATTGTACTCGTTACCTGTGAAAGAACTCCAGATGACGAACAGCGTGTTGGGGTGGTCCTCAACTTGCTTGGCCAGTTCTCTGTGATAGGAATTTATTAGGGAAGAAACCCCGGGGAGCAAGCCACCAAAATCAAAGACATAGACGTCTACAGGGTTGTTCGAAAGCTCATCAGGCCGCACCTGCCGAATGAACGTATTCTCTTTGCCAAGAACATCCGAGAACTTCTCTTCTATCTCGTCATACTCGTCCTCAGCAGTTTTCTCTCCCGACCCCATGAAGTCAACTAACATCGCAATTTTCATCATGGCCCCTTATACTGAATGCCTTCATCTTCTGCCCATTGTTTTGCCTCAGCGACTGCCCGCTGTCGACCCTTGTCATTGTGGCCGTATGGCCCCAGTCCTGTTGTAAAAGGCTCGTAGAATCCACCTCCGGGACCCTCTGCCAGAGTCCAAGTCATCAGTGCCGATTGCCACCCGCAGATTGCCAGATAGACCACTGTGTAATCCGGGTGCTGGGCCTGTACTTCGGCTTGTTCTTTCGTCAGGCCTTGCCCCATATCAGTCTCGAGTTCCCACCAGAGCTCGACACTCTTAGGCAACTCGATACCTTTTTCTTCGGCTGCGTGGAGGACATCATAGATCTCTTTCGGCGGCAATCTGTGACAAACATTATCAGAATCGGCCATCTTCTGTCTTCCTCTTTTCCAACCAGTCGTAGATTACTGACGCCTGCAAGACAAAGTTCTCGTCTAAATGAGACACAACAGCGAACTTGAAGTCTTGATAGTACCGCTGAGAATTGAACTTGTCCGTCGCCTCCAGCAACAAAGCCAAGGCCAACTGTGCCGGCCCGCTGCCACCATAGCCCCAATTGAATCCGTCAGGAGAGTGGTTGTAAACTGCTTGAGATCGTGCAGGACTCAGCTCTACTCCGTCGATGAAGACCGTACCTGTACTGCGGAGGCCGGTGATTTCGCTCTTTCGGTTCATCATCTACCTCCTTATCCATGATGTGGATCAAATGGAATTAGCCGCTTTGACGAGTACACCCGAGGAAAGTGCCAGTGTGGAGTGGCAATGTTGTGCTTGGACTTCACGTAGAAGACCGTAAAGCTGTAGCGGCCGTTACCGGTGGCATACACCGACCACCCCCAACGCACTTTGAATCTAATCTCAGTATCAGGTGCGGGCGCCACTCGGGTAAAGTCTGGGCTCCCCTCCCCCACTCCAATAAACACTGCACAGTCGCTGTATCCTTCAGGACACGGGTACTTCTCGACAGTATTGAACTGATAGGCCTCAATAAACTTTTCCTTGACGATGCACCGCCAGGCCTGGATCTGTACCTTGCGACCTTTGTGAATGATTTTCACTGTAAGGCTTCCCTCTCCCTAGCACGTTTGATCATCTTCTTCGTGAGCTGAGGTAGACCCATTGCTACCTCCCACGCAACCTCATCGGGCAGATTGTTGTTCCGCTTGGGATTGAACCCCTCAATTTCGAATCCGCTATCTTCCCACTCCCGAAGTTGAGCTCCAATCTCCGACCGGCACACGATGCGCTCGGAAGTACTGATGATCTCTCCTCGAAGCCACTTCGTCGTTTGCTGCTCCCAGTAATCCTGATACCATCGCCGGACGGCCTCGCGAGAGAGGGTCTTTGAGCCGCGGAGTAGTACGTCTGAGGCAACCCTCTCGCCCGCGAGTTTCCATGACTCTCTCATATGTATGAATACAGAGGTCAGTGGAGAGCTGTTTCTCACAACTTATTGTGAATCGCGCAACACATCCTCCAGAAACCTTAGTGTATCGCTCCGCTAGCTTTTTACTAGAAAATGACCCCGAGACCTGCTTTGACCATCCGCATGAACACCTGCGGAAGATTCCAAACAGACAGCCCGCCGGCATTGTCTCCTTCCATCCATTTGTGCTTTTGCACGCAGGACAGGGCGTCTGAAAGGAAATTTCTTCAGTTCGCACTACATCCCTTCTCGTTGTTCTCGTAACTGATCATGAAACTGCTTTGTTAGCAGGTTTATCTCGTCGATTGCCACTCTCGAATCTGCACGGAACTTCTCCGTAGCGATCTTCCCCTTACGAAGCTGAGTCATGCGAAGACCGAGTAAGCCCCACTGACGGGAGAGCTCTGTGGCAATGGATTCCAAGAGAGGCAGTACCTCACTCATGCTTGACCTCGTTTGACTTTCTCAAGAAATTCTTTGACCTCTTGTGCAAGCCCGGCAATCTCTTCTTCGATTACTTTGTCGTCTTCAGGCATTGCGTTGAAAATTGACAGAATCGAAAAGGCCCCGGCGTAGAACGCCCTTCGAGTTTCCTGAACCTGTTCAGGCCCCGCTTGGGCGGGCAATACGCGTTCCATGTATTCCGCCATTGCGTTTGCGAGGAGATCACTCACGCTGTCCCTCTTTAGCTTTGTCGAGTGCCTCTGGCCCGGCTGGGTACGACCGTTTGCCCTCCAGCTCCCATCGACCGATCAGCAGTTCCAGACTGAGGGCTGCCACTTCATACCCAAGCACTTTGGCTAGATACAGGACAAAGAGCGGATTGAAGATATGATCACCGAAAGCTGACTGGCCCGGAAACTCCTTCAGGAACCCATTTTCGTACAGGCTAGAAGCAAATGTCTCGACCCTCCCTCCTGGAAAAATCACGAAGAGGTGATACCACTTCTCGTACAACTCAACAGCGATCTGCGGAGCAACGTTACTGGCAGCAACGTCACCGGAATTTGTTGCAAGCAAATGCCCTCTCGGCGAGCTGTACGGAAATGACGTAAAAGGTTTCACTTTCAACTCCTACTCACTTTCACCCGTTACGTAGTAACGGGTGACCTTATCGCACTCGATGGCTGGTCTGACGTGTCTTACAGACGTGACATTCGAAGGTCATCAGGTCCTGGCCCTGAATGTCCTCTTCGATGTTGACGAAGGTTACGAGGTCTTCATCATACCACGCGTCGCATTCCGAACAGTGCACTCGGCAAGGAGCCTTGTCCTTGTAGCGCCAGCGACCGTTGGTTCCCATTGGTCCGATTCCGTTGGTTGAATCACTCATACTTCACCTCATGATTAAAGAGGCCCTCTTCTTCCCCACTACTCACCCCATGTTCTGCTGCTTCTTCATTGATTTGCCTATGATCTGATGACTCCTATGACACTCATGATGCTGCCTACACGTATAATACAGAAGTCAGAGTAATACTGATGAAAGAGAAATCTGTTGTTTTAACTTTTCTCAAGGGCGAGTGCTGCCAGCCGCGCCATCAGTCGATTACCGCACGTACGACAGACCAACGTATGGCTCTCCTGGTAAGTGAGAACTTCTATCTCTCTAGTAGGAACCTTCGTTTTGCAGATATCGCATCCTATCACGTGCTCAACGGAGCTCTCCGTGACTACTGTTTCAATGCGTGCCTGGTCTAGGAGTACGTTCAATCTGTTCCATAGCTCTATTCTCATGGGAGTCCCTCGTGTTCGCTCGTTGCCGTTTCAGATCATGAATCAGACAATCGCGTCATCACCGCATCAAGCTCCTCATCATGAAATTTTCATCATATCCTACACCGAGGAAATGTGTGAAAGACAGCCTCGAATGTCACTGTATCCTGACCGCTGCAGAACAAGATTATCAACGGTTGCGAGTTTAACCGCATTTTTCAGACGGAGAAAGTAGACGTCGACAAACAGTGTCCCTCCACTTTTGGGCGGGTTAAACTCACGGAGGAATCTGTCAAAGAATCTGCGGTGAATCGCATACGCATGAGCTCCTGTAGTTCCATCTGTCAGTCGTTTGAGCTCTTTAGTAACTTTCACACTATGATCATGCCTGGACCAGAACTGTAGAAGATCCCATTCGTGCCCTCTCAAGTACTCTACGATTTTTGGAATCTGCACCGGGAAGGCTTCACTAAACATTGCATCATCTTCAAGGATGATGCACGCCGTTGCGTTAAGTTCTTTCCCCAGACGAATGGCCTCTCTGTGACTATTGGCGTTTCCAATGGCTGGCAGACGCTCTCGGAGTATCCCTTCCTGGGGAAGATGCGGATAGTCCTTCTCGGTGAAAATCTTGCCTATCACTCGCCGAAAGGCAATGCCCACTCGGGCGCACTCGGCTTTGACGGCGAGGAGCCTGTCATACCTTCGCTCAAGATTCAGCAAGTAGCAGGAATTGAAGTAGCCATAAATCATCTACTTTGGTCCTTTTCACTACAAAACTCGTCGAGCTCCAACATCAGCTGCAGTAGTTCAGTGATACGCGATTGCATTCCATCAGGAACACGTGTTGTCTTCTGCTTGATGACCTGCTCCACGCGCCATATACTGCTCTTGTCGAGGTCGAGGCCCATCGCGATCAAGAACTCCTTCAATCTGGAATAAGTAGCGATCTTTGTCTCGAGTCTCTCATTCTCCTCGCGTGCTTTGAGGACTTCTTCGTCGACCCTTCGCCGCAGCGACTGACTGATTTGTAGGCCGAGGAGATGATCGACCTCTTTCTCTTCTAACCACTGCTTGAAGAACTTTCGCTTGTCCGTATCAATCTCGTCGTAGTAAGTCGATCGAGTGACCTTCACTCGCGTCATCAACACATACCTGAAAATGCTATCGGGAATTTCTATCTGTCGCAGAGGTGCTTTCTTCACGACGCGCAGGCCTTTTCCCGTAGCATACATCAGCCCCGCATCTCCTGAAACTTCCACTACGCCTATGAGATCCTTTGGGCAAGCAAAGTAAAAGTAGTTGCAGTATGGCAGATAACCTGGCCACTTATTGTCATTGACAAAATCAGATCGGTCGACCTTTACCTCATATCCAGTGATCCATGGAGTGCTATAGGAGCGAGGGACTACCCAAACGTCGAAAATCCGCATGCCCTCGGCCTTTCGACCTTGGCTTGCTCCGGTCTTACACTCAGTGACGACTACATCTTGAGAGTGTTTGAGTTGGATGAGGTGCACTATCTCATCTGCGGTCATGTCCCTGCAACAACAGGAAGCCTGATCCTGACAAAAGTGTTCTTGCACTTTGCCTCAGGATTGTCGACGCGGATGACATTCCCTTCGCCATACTTCTTGACCAGCTCCCGGAACTGCCTACGCCGATCTCTGTTGTTGCCACTCAGACCGCACAAATCTCCACTCACCACTTTCTTCCGCATTTTTCCTCCTAGAACTTGAATGAATAGCCGACGAGAAAGCCGTAAGGGTTATCAATGTTTTCCACCAAACCCCAGAAGGGAGCATAGTAAACACCGACTGTCAGCCAGTCAAACCGGACCGTAAGGGACGTTTCCAGTCGCATGTCTACCCGTCGATCCACCGTCGGGGCAAAGACAAATCCCGTTCCGAGTCTCAGATGATCCTTGAGAACAGAGATGAACGCGAAGTCGAAGTAGGCGCCCACGGAAAAGTCATTCTCTTTGTCCGTCCAGGAGCACACTCCCAAGGACAGCGGACGCTCCTGCTCCGTACCGTTCATCGGATAGTCCATCCCTACCACTTTGAACAGCGGCTCCTCCGCCACCGCGGCCAGACCGACCAGACACAGACACAGACACAGTAACCGTCTCATACCACTACCCCTTTCTTTTGTTTGACCCAACCTCGTTCTATCACGAAAGGTACTATCCTGGAGAAATCTGGTTGCACGCCTATCACACTGGCAATAAGAAAGGCCTCCTTGACTCGAAGCGGCTCCATCTCGGCCCAGCTGTACTTACAAGGAGACTCGCGATTGGCTTGCTGCATCCGAATCATCGTCCAATCTACCTCTCCCTTGCCCCATGCGGGGTGCATGTGCTCCGTCACAAGATCAGGAAGATAGGTCACGCGATTGAAGTAGAAATACATCTGGTACAACCACAAGTCAATGTAATCAGTTACAAACTCTTCACGGACATAGTGTCCGGTGATGTCAATGTACCTTCTGTGAATGAATGGATGCGTAGAAATCTTCTCGTGCATTCCTCCGTCATCCCCGTAGACCAACTTGAAGTTGTCAGCAGGACATCGGTCAGGGGCGTATTCTGCCAGCACTTTTGTATCCCATCCTTTGGTCCTGAAGACAACATCATCCCCAATCAGGCCAAGGATGTTATCTGGCGCTTCCTTAGCACAAAGATTCCACAACTTCCCGACGCCCTGAAACTTTCCCTCACTGTGGATTTCAACGATGTTGACAAAGAATGCAAACACTGCAGCTTCACGGTCAATCTCTTCACGGAAAGGATCGTCATCATCTACTCCGAGATAGACCGAGACGTTGGAGCATTTGTCTGCTGTCTCAAAAACACTCTCTAACAATCTCCGTACATTCCCGGGTCTGCTTCTGGTAGGAACTATGAGGGCAATGCTCAACTATCTTTCCCAGCCTTCGTAGTATCCTTGATCTTTAAGCTCGGCTTCAATAGCCGCTACATTCTGCTCCAGATAATCAAGTACATCTGGCCAATCCCCTATCCAAGGTTCCTCCATCAGCCACTTCAAGTACGTTGCTGGTACATCTTCCATCTTTCTGCCCTTGTACTTGCCAAATGGCATTGGGGATTGATCAGTAAGTTTGGGCATCTAAACTCCTCGGCTGAAAGTCAATCAGTGTAGAATCAGACGGAAGGTACAAAGGATGTGGTGGAAGACTCTTTTCTCTTGGGCAAAGACACTTGAGATTCGGAATCAAACGACAGACAGCAATATCTCGATCAATGTATGCTCCGAGTGTGCCCCAGGCCGCAACGACAACCTTTGCTTCTCTCGCACACTCCTGAAGCCACTTGTCGTTGTCTGAACCAACAGGATCTGGATGATTCATCATATCTTCTGGTTTCGTCGCCCTGTAAGCAAACAGATTCATCATACACAATGCCCCAAATCCAAAAGCTTTGGCGAAGCCGATACACCTTCGCACTGTAGGATCATTCTTCGTCTCGTCAGCAGTCGACGGATTGAGTCCAATGAACATTGCATAATCATGATTGAGGATATCCCACTCCCGCCAGAGAGTGTAGCGGTAGACTCTGTCTGGAGAAAAGATTGTCTGGCGGTCAATCACTTTGGATCGCTTTCCAGCGCCATGTCCAGGGCACATACTAGTGCCTCATTTGGAGTGTCTTTGTAAGGTCCAAGAGCAAGCGTCATAACTGACTTTGTCGTGGTGATATGACACCACCACTTGCCAGATGCCGAGGGTGTGTCACTCTGCTGTAACGCCACCCGCCAGGTCAGAGGAAGATCATGGAGCAATTCGTCGATCGACATCAAGATCCTCCTTCTTGCCAACTTCGATCACCTTGGCCGCTTCGCGCGCCTGCTTAAACTCCTCAAGAGACCATCTGAACTTGATTGGATTCCACTTCGTGTCTTTGGCCTCTTGAGGAATAGATACGACATCCTTCAGCGGGCGGAGATCTTTGAGGAAGTTGACAAAGTCAATGTCGAGCCACGGCGGACACCAGCAACCACTTCTGCAGATGTGAACTATCTCCGCTACATAGGGCTGGATAGTCATGATATCATCTGTCACAATGAATCTGGTATCAAACACTTTGGGGACCTCATAGATCATCTTCGCATTCTTCGGCCGCAACCAGGTAACCTTTCGCTTGGCACGCCGACGCAACCACTCACCGAGCCAAGTATCGCATTCGATTCTGTTCTTCTCCGCCGGCCAGCAATCATGATGCCGATCCACAAGAAGTACATGATCAACTTGCTTAGCAAACTCATAGGCAAAGCAGTGAGAGTCAGATACAAATACAGGACAATCTGTAGTGACTGGCAACTTCTTCCAGAAGGACTTCTCCACTCCCGTCGTGTGCATCTTCCCAATTAGATTTCCTCTAGCTCTCCAGATCAGGTCAAGATGCGTCACTGATTCTTTGTGACCCAGATCCCACATGGGATCTTCGTCTATGAAGTAGTCCCAGTCAACTGTCAGGAGAGTGGTCATTGATTGTTCTTACAGATCAGGTCGTAAAAGTAGGAAGGGGCGATCGCCAGTCACGAACGACCGCCCCGGCACCAAGGAACAACCAACTATTACTGAGGACTGACTAGACATATGGTTATACAACGTTCACCTTTGACACGCCGTTGGTTTGGGTCACCTCAAACGAGCGGTCAGCAACGGCGATCATCGCTGGATCATGAGAAACCATAATGATCTGTAGGCTGAGCATTTCCGAACAAATCTTGATCATCTTGCCAAACTCTTCGATCAAGTCCCTGGATACAAACTTTCCAGGCTCGTCAAGAATAAGTACTGGCTCCGGTTTGGGGTTGGCCAAGGCCCACATTGCCATTCGCAGGCCAAGTGCGGCAACGTCAATTACTCCCCCGCCGACTTCATCAGTTGGATCAAACTCAATGCCATCCTTCAGGATCATCAGCGAAGCTTCGGGCTTGTTGCGTTTGATCTCATAGGCTACTTTCAGAGCATAGGTATCACCGAACACGGTCTTGAGTGCCAAGGATACGACCTCTTCGATGAAGCCCTTGACAGTACTCTGTGTTGCGACCATCACGGAGTTAACGACCTCTCTGGCAGATTCAAGCTCAGCTATCTGCTGAGACAGAGACAAGATCTTCTTCTCAGCATCCTGATGCTGCTGACGATAGATGTCTCGCATTCCCTTGAGCTTGTTCAGTGTCTCTCTGTAACTGGTCACTTTGACCCTGCCAAAAGTTTATCCAACTCTTCCATGATATGCAATCGCTCCTCGCCCAGCGCCTTCAGCTCAGAATCGAGCTTGGTGATCAGTGCCGAGACTTCGTCACTCGTCTTAACGCTGAACTCCTTCTCGAGTTGCAACTGCAGCTCCTGAAGCCGCCCTTCAAGTTTTGCTCGGTTATTCTCCTCCTGCTTGATCACAGTCTGGAGATCGTCGATCCGCTTCTGAATTTCTTTGACGTCCATATTCGATCCTTTCATCCATGTACATACCTAGGACTAGAAGTAGCCCAATGAGCACAAAAAGCGGTGTGCTTAGAAGTATCAGCGTGCCAGCAGTAAAGAAAAGTACACATTTGACTGCCTGTTTCACTTTGTCACTTCTCTAAACTCACTTGTCCCTATCAGGCCAACCTGATACATCTTCGCCGCAATCAGCTTCTTCACCGCATCGGGCACTTGGTTGTTCTGATAATAGACTCGAAGATTGTCATCAAACGACACCGACAACTGCTTCTGCTCGGATAGGATCTCAATGAAGCGTTTCAGCTTCGTATCGTCTTTCTTCTCCGCTCTGTTGATTGAGAAGGCAACCTCAACAGGGCTGATTTTCAGAAAGACCTTCTCGGCTGAATGAGTTTCTGTATCGTAGACAAACACACAAGGACGGTGGTTCAGATCTTCCTGCTTGATCGTCTTGCGAATCATGCATCCGGTGTTGTATATCTTGCATCCCTTCCACTCATCTTCGAAAGTGTAGTGATAATCACCCACAAGTATCATCTCGTAACCCGGGTTCTTCCTGATAAACTCCCTTGGTGATTGGATGACATGGCCGGGAAACAATGGGTCCGTCCCTACTGAAGCATGAGCAATCAAGATGTTCCTTCGACTCGTATCTGGTACTGGCAAATCAAAGTCTTGCTCAAAGTTCAGCCCGTGAACCAGTATGTCGTCAAGCAAGACGATCCTGTGTTGACATTGCATGAGTCCGAGTATCGCCACCGCTTCTCCAGCCTCTAACAGGTATGTTCCGGTCCTGTTGACAGCATCAAAGTTTCGCATCACCATATCATGCTGCCCAAGCACAGTCAAGATTGGAATGTCGAAAGACTTGAACAATCGCATGAGTGAAGCGATCACATACTTACTCGGGTTCGGGTTGTCAAAGAGGTCTCCGGCTTGAAGAATCACTCTACACTGCCGCTGCCTTGCGATCTCCAGTACCTGATAGAGCTTGTTAATAACTGCCTCAGCAAAGAAGTCCTTTTCGGTTCTGTTGATCGGTGGCAGATACCGTGCATGGATATCACTTATCAGCAGTAACTTCATGCCTTCCTCACGTTCGCAAGCATTGTCGCCTTGGCTTCATCTGTTGCAAGCTTCTGCCCGCACAGAATACAAATATCTACAGATGCGAGCTCTTTCCTAGCATCATCAAGTAGAACTCTGTGACCAATCGTGTTTTCATCCAGCACGTCGAGCTGACCGGACAGACTATCCACAATGTCACGCAAGTTGCATACCCTCGACCTCTTCAAAGAAACTTGAGAGATCGATCCTTCTACCTCTTCTAGCATGCGACCGTGTACAACGGCCTTCTTGAGGCTATCCATCTGCTCTATCCTGCCAGGCAGGTACTTATTGATCTCGTCTATTCTCCCCCGGGTACTTCGGATGTTACTGGCAAGTGTCAGACAGTCATCTCGACATTTACTTATCGCATCAATCGACGCCTTCATTGCAACCAGGTCATCTCTCTTGGCCAGCAATTTCGAAAGCAGAATGTTACAGTCGGTAAGTCTGGAGAGATTGGAGTCTCTTTCAGCTTTCACCTCGACGATGGTATCAGCAGCTTCGGTCAAACGAGATTCCTTCGCTGTCTTCTCCTGAATCTCCTTGTCAACCTCTTCGAAGGCGCCAACAAGAGCCTCCAAGTTATCGACAGACTCAAACTTCTTCAGCTCTTCCGACAGCTTTGCGAGAGTCTCCTCGGCAAACTTCTTCCCCGCCTGGGCGTCTCTCATCTCTACTCCAATGAGGAGAATAAGCTTGTCAATTTGATCCAGATTAGTGAACTTGTTGAAGGTGAGGGCCACTTCTCCTGATGGGTCAAGTAGAAGATAGGGCAGATCGAGCTGACGCTGAACGTTGATCTTGTCCAGATTGAGAATATGCAGTACCTCTTCTGGAATATCCTTGCCGATTGCCGAAAACTTCTTGGCGTCGACGAAGTACTGGTTAGCCTCATGGCCGCGAACTCTGCCCACCTTGCCGGCAATGCCGTCCTTTCGAACCACTGATAGGTCTACTCGGGCTGTACCAAGCCGCGACGCTCCTCGGCTCCCCGTTGTCCCTGACCCGTTGCGAATGATTGATGTAGTTGCGGGCCGGTTGTAAAGTACCCAGTAGATTGCCCGAAGAATCGCACTCTTGCCACTGTCACTGCTGCCAACGATTACGTTAACACCCGGGCAAAAGTCCAAGGCAGAACTTTCATGCGACTGAAAGTTCTCAATCTCCAGTTTTGCGATCATTCTTCCTCGTCTGGACGCCGTGGGGCTTCGTACGCAAGTGGCTCTTGTCAAGACAGCCACACTGAGGACAGCGGAACAGATAAGCAGTGAACGTCGACCCGTCCTTTCTCCTTTTTTCCTCTCCAATTGACGGAAACTTGCAGATCTCAGATCCAAAGTGGCACTTTGTACAATACATTTTTCTGTCTCCTCTTCTAACTTACAAATCAATCATCGTAGTCTCTGATATACTGCAGGACGTTCTCGCAGATGTCCTGCTTATCTCTGCAGCTGTTGTGTATCCGCTCGTCGATGCTCTGCGTCTTTGAAGAGAGGCTCTGCAATAGGTCAATGATCAGACAGTGCTGCTTCTGCCCTGTTCGCACCACCCGGCCGTCGCACTGTGACCGAGCGATTGGACTCCAGATCTGGTCGAAATAGATGATAACATTTGCCACTTGTAGATTAAGACCCTCTCCTCCTGATTGCGAATTGGCAACCAGCACTTTCACCGACGGGTCTTTCTGAAAATCGTCGATCTGCTCCAACTTGTTCTTGATCTCTCCTCGCAACGACCTGAACTTGAGGTTGTGCTTTTTCAGTGCTTGCTCTATCATCCGCCCCACAGCAACGAAGTTGTGAAAGACAATACACTTGCCAGGAATTTCGATGAGTAGCAGACCTACCAGCTCATCCATCTTTGGATTCGACTTCAGAAACATCTCCTGATCATTGTCAAGGAGCATGAATCCTGATGCAATCTGGGCCAGTTTTGCTGCTTTGTTCAGGAGCTTCGACCTATCCAGTTTGAGCTGCTTCAGATCTTCCTTCAACCCCGCCATGACCACATTGATTAGTTTTCGTTGCTCAGCAGTGACTTCAATGTACCGCCGCTCGTAGATCACCTCTGGAAGATCAGCACACTCTTCGGTGTCATATCTGATTGCAACCGGGGCTACCTTCTCAACGATAGTCTCCATTGACCCTTTCTTCGGGAACCACTCGTAGAAGTGTCTGTTCTTCACTTTGAACTGCACGCGATTCATGTACGTGTGGAGAAACTCAAAGAGATTCGGCCCCAGAGTTGCCCCATTGTCAAGTACCATCAGCTCCGCCCAGAAGTCTCGAATATCCCTTGCCATTGGAGTACCTGTAAGCAGTATAATCTTCTGTACTTGGCGAGCAAGAAAGTGTGCAATGGTGGTCTGGATGGAATCCCAGTTCTTAAGGTGATGGCACTCATCAAAGACAAGCGAATCATAAGAGCATCGTTCAATCAACTCTTTGTCTGCTACCCATCTAGTTGGCATCCGCTCATCTGGGTCTTGGTGCTGTGCTGGCTTTCGTGGAACTCTCTTTCCATACACCAGCTTGAGTCCCTCATAGTTGATAATGTGAATCGGTGACTTCGACTCTTCCGTCATCGCCCTGCGCTCTTCTGCTGGTCCGGTGAGAACCGTATGTCCGAGATCGGTGTGCTTTTCAATCTCATCAATCCAAGTCTTCACTACCGAGCAGGGACAGACAACCAAGGTCCGCTTCACCTTCCACAGCAGATTGGTGTAAAGAGCAGCAAGTGTTTTCCCTGTACCTATCGCGTGGAAGAAGATTACCCGGTCTCGATACAGACTCCAGAGCATTGACGCGTACTGATGGACCATCGGCTCGGTTTTGAGCTTTGTCCCTTCAAAGATGAACCGAAAATCATCCCTTGTCAGTCTCTTTGCGTCGCTCTGACTTATCAGCTCCACTCTTCTTGTCCTTCTCTTTGTCCTCGTCTGCCACCTCAACCCCAAACTTCACTGGAAAGCTATCAGAAGCGAACTGGCCAATATCTAGATTCATCACTATTCCGCACCCCACATCCTCTACACCAACACGAGCAGCAATCACGAACAGTGTAGCGATATCCATCTTTGCCTGAGCATCTGTCTGGCAAACACCGATTGCAGTGTCGACGTTGGCAAGTTTACGGATGTCCTCGGCAAAGTCTTTCCGGGTCAATCGCTTGGCCCTGATCGCTGCTCTTGTAGCTTGCGAAAAAACCAGCCCAAGCATGTTTCGCTCGTCTACCAATCGCTTGTTGTACATATAGGTCTCGTTCACCTGATCTCTGGTAACTTTTTTGCCATCCAGGGGCTTCTGAACATCCGGATAGTCGTTGATCAACAGATCAGGAACGAAGCCTTCGAACGTCTCTAGATAGTCCATGTGGCGCTCAACCTCTCGCATGTCCGCAAAGTACATCGGATACTTCTTGATGATCAATCGACCGCCAAACTTCTGCAGTAGACGGCGAGCCTCCGTCCGAGCAGCCGAGTCCTTGATACAAGGTCGCATTCGCTTCTCCGACGCCAGAGTCTGATGCTCTTCGTCATAGAATCGAATGGTAACAGGGTCAAACTCAAACTTGTCGTTGGCGATCGCCCCCGCCATCCGGTCATACCTCTCCTCGCATTCCTCCTCAGAATTCTCATGGCTGATATGGAGCACATTCAGGCCGTGCATCAGTGCTTGCACACCGAAATGATGCCCGGCCCAAGATTTCTTGCCTTTCATTCCACCTAGAACACAGACAAGCTCTTTGCGATGAAACTGCCGGTAGATGTCAAAATGCTTCAGCCCCAACCTCATTATGGCCTGTTTGTGTAGCCGACGACTTTCGAAGTTGAGATCTTTGAAGTAATCAAGTCCAATGTTTTCTCTCTCTACTCCAGCACGAAGCGCATTGTACATGATCAACTCTGCCTGCTTGAACTGCTTTCGATCGACAAGGCGCACAAACTCCAGAGCGGCGTGCTCAAACTCCCTGGTCTTCACATATTCATTCAGGCGAGATACGACATAATCAGTGTTTGGAGGTCGCATCTGCGAAATGCGATCAACAAATCCAAAGACGATCTCCTTCTTTTTCTCCTCTATACCAATCAAACTCTGATCCAAGGCATCACAGAAGTGATCTCCTGGGGCTTCTCTGGTGAGATCGAAGTAGTTGTAACACGTCTTCAACGTGTAATAGATCGGATCGGATGGAAGAAGATCAACACGGAGTGCGTTGCGAACGATTTTGAGAAACTCAGTAGAGGTAATAGCCAGAAAGGCAATACTATCCTGGATGTGGACAGTGAGTTCTTTCTTCTCTACCATCAGACTATGCCTTTCTCAGACAGCAATTGAGATAGCAGGGCCCAGACCGCATCGGAGCTGACATGTGCGGGATACACCGACTCACCCTTCATGGCAAATGTCTCGTCGATACACTCAAGAAGATGTGCAATCATTTCGCCTTCAGTAAAAGCTACTCCTCGCCTCTTCTGCCTGTCGATGAAGCGACGTATCTTTACTGCTGACCTGCTGAAGTGCTGCCAACCTTTTTCATCAAGCTGAGCAACTAACCCTGAGTTTTCTGCAAAGGTCATCTCAAACGACTCTGCAATTCGTTTAGTCAAGGGATCGTCTTGTACTCCACTCTCTGCCTCTCCTTCGTCCCACCAAGCTACCGACTTTTCCTTCGTGACGGTAAGGAGCTTCTCCAAGAAACCCCCCAGACTCTTGAACCCATAACTTCGGCCATCTTGGATATGGCGGCCTGACCCACAGTACTCGAAGTACTTTACTATCTGCTCATCAATCTTCTCCAAACCAATATCTCTTAGTGCCTTTCTGATAATCGGCAGGACTGCTGAAATCTGCTTGAAGAGAACAGGATGATTTCGAGGATCTTTGCGCCGTCGCTCTTGTGATTGAATGTAAGGACTCAGGTTCCAGGCCTGGATTACTAGCCTCTCGTTGACAGTCGCTCGGAGGGAGTTCTTGTGATGAAACTTCTTATCGTTTCCTATCTGATTCTGAATGGCAACCTGTCTATTCGTGACTGGGATTGATCTTGGCCTAGTGAGTTGAAGTGCTGACTGCCCCGACCACCGCTCACCTTCGTTCATCCTGATCACGGCCTCTTTGGTCATCTCGATAGTAACGAGACGACCGTGAAGGGTAAGGTCGCCGCTCTGAATAACTGCCTGGACGATTACCTTCTCGCTCAACTCTTGCATTAGTGAAATGCCCCTTGAACACCTGTATCGAAATCAGCTTTTCCACAAGAACAATGTAGACCTCTCCTCCCCCTTCCACTATTGCTTTTTCCTCCTCCTCAACAAAGTCAAAATCCTCTTGACAGCTGACTATTCGCACCCACGCAAGGGGGCGAGTCTCGATTCGTCCGTTCTCGAAAAACATCCGAAGCAGAATTTGCTCGTCAGGCATGATTACCTCACCTTATACAACTTGTGTAACTGAACACCGACCCGGACGTCAAATCGCTCGAGGAGGCCTTCCCACCCCAAGATGATTCGAGGAAGCCAATTTGCAGGTTGCCCGCCAAGGGCGTGAAAGAGAATCACCGGACAGGCTTCGACGTTGCCCGCGAGTTTCTGCAGTACCATCCCGGCATAGTTGACGTCATCAACGTTTGCACAGACGAACTTGATGACATCCGTACTACCCAACTTGGTGAAGTTGTTGAACAGCATACTTCCCTCTCTGCCGCAACTGGGCAGTTTGTAGTCAACAGACAAATGAGTGATTGGTCTGAATGGCTTGCCAAACACCCAGCTGACATCTTGGGCACCGTTGGTCTCAATTACAACTGATTGAAGACCCCTATTACCGACCCATCCATGGAAGATCTGAAGGAGGTTGAACAGGTCACTCTTGGGTTGCTCGAGGGGCTCTCCGCCGGTAATACAGATGTGGCGAGGACGAGCTGAGATATCGATGATCTTGTCAACAACGAATGGGGCCCCAACCTCCTGAATATCTTTGTTTTCCCAGGCATACTTGGTATCGCACTCAGGGCATCTGAGAGAGCAGCCCGCGAATCGCACAAAAACTGTCACAGCCCCAGAAAAGAGCCCTTCACCTTGGATAGTTTGAAAAATCTCAACCACTTTCATTTCTCACCTCACCGTGTAGTAGCGTTGTCTACCCCGAATCTGAACATCAATCAATCCTTCTTTCTTGAGCATGCTCAGGTAGTAGTAGATGTTTCGTTCATCTTTCCCAAATCGCTTGACCAACTCCTCTTTGATCTCTTCCACTGTAGCTCTTCGTTTCGTCGAGATGATGTTTGCAATCGCCAGAGCATACCCACTTTTGATTACAGGGCGGCCTTGTAAAGGCACCGTTTCTTTCCAGCACTCAGGAGAGCAACAGCAGACCTGACACTCTTTGGCGCGATGATCATACAACTTCCCGAAGCAGTGCTGAAGTTGTTCATTCATATGCTCTGCCCATGATGTGCTCTGTTGTTGATCTCAATTCATCTCGCAGATAGCTCAGATCCCTCTCGGACAACCCAAGTATCTGCGACAGTGTATTGAGGCAGATCTGAGGATTCTTCTCCAATTCCAACAAGTACTTGAAGCAGACAGGCGAGAGTGTTTTCTGAAGAGTCACAATCATATCCAAAAGTGCTACTTGGTGGCAAGGATCACTAACCGTCGTATCTTTGAAGACGTGACCTTCGATGTCCTCCCACTTCTGTGTCTTGTTGTACTCCTTCTGCGCGATGCTTGTGAAGATGTCCTGGACGACCATGTATACCCAGGAAGTGAGCTTGCCCTTGGCTGGGTCAAAGTAAGTTTGATATCGGATGATTTCCTTCCATCCATCCTGTATCAGATCATCGGCCACCAAGAAAGGAAATTTCTGCGCAAACTTTGCCGCAAGTGAAACGATAATCTTGGCAATCGATGTTACCTCCGCCTCAGTCAAAGTATCAAATAATGAGCTTTCATCTTGAGGGTTCATTCAAAGAGTTTTGGGTGTTCAAGCTCAGCTCGCATCCAGTCTCGTCCCATGTCGTTGCAATCCTTTCCGGGAGGAAACTCGATGTATCCAACCTTGCCTTGGCCAAACATACTCACAAGCTCTTGGCCCATCTTTCGAGCAGTCCAGAATGCATCGGAACCATCCTGTCCGATATCCCAGCACAGGATCCACATCGGTACTTCTCTCATACTCCACATCAGTGCAAGCTGATCAGAAGAAAGGCTCTGCGTGAAGGCTGCGACGGCGTTCTCCTCAATAGTCCAAGCGTTGATTACCCCTTCTGTGATTGCCACTGGTTTGGTGTAGTCAATGTCGTCGAAACCATACAAGTACTTGCTGACATCACCTTCAGTTCGGTACCGTGGCTCGATCTTCCCTGTCATATCTCTGCCTTGGTAGGCCACAACCCTTCCTCCGTGTGACACAGGAATGATGAAACGAGCCGTCCACTTCGATGCAACACCGATGTAAACACCTCGGCAACAGCAGAAGTTGACGTTAAGGTTTCTCTTCGTCATGAAATCACGGACAAGGGCTTCATTACACATCTTCCCTAGAGGCATTCCGCACGGCGGAGGCCATTGCACTCCGCTCTCAGCTCTCTTCTCTTTATCGACAGCCTGCTTCATCATTGCCAAAATTGCCTGTTCTGCAGTTAGGTCACCTTGATCTCTTGGCTTGGTGAAAAGTGTCTCAAACTCTGAGTAACGAATGTGAGTAATCTCATTCAACACATCAAATAACGAACCCCCAACTTTACACTTCCAGCAACTAAAAGTGAAGTTGTCAAGGTAGATTCCCAAATGAAACCCCTCATCACTCGAACAGTATGGACAGTTGATGTTCAAGGAGTTCTTCGCCTTCACCTGCCAAGGAATGCCCAGCTCCTTCAGGACGCGCTCAAGGCGCTCTTTATTCTCGTTCTCCATCTATACCCTTTGCCGGGGCTTTCTATCTGGTGGCATGTAGACAACCTTCCACACACGCTCAACTTCAGAGATCAGACACTTCTCGAGATTCTCGGCTTCGACCTTCTCAATCAGTGCATTCAAACCACGACCTTTAAGATCAATTGGCTTCGAGTCAGCAGCACTCGCTCTGAACACCCACGGCCTATCCTTCTTTGGTACCTTGATCTGCTCTGGGTCGTTCTCATGAAGCCACTCCAAGTTGGAGCCGATGTCATCAATACCGTAGTCGAAAAGGATTCTGAATTCGCCTTCTCTGAAAGGCGGCCCGATCTTGTTTTTCTTCACGTAGAAGCCAAGCTTTACACCAACCGCTCGCTCAGCTGAATTCTTGATCTTGTCAATGTGGGACAGAATCACCCGAACTGACGCATAAAATCTCAGCGCCTTACCACCAGATGTAGTCAGTGAATCACCAAAGGTTACCCCAACATTCTCCCGAGTTTGATCTAGAAACACCAGGGCGAGATTCACACTGTTAATGGCGTCAATGTACTTCCGGAATGCAACACTGAGCTGCTTGGGGCGGCTCTGCCCCATAGTAGGTGCTTCGAGCTTAGTTTCCTTCTCCACCTTGGATGGAATGGCTGATAGAGTATCAATGACAGCACACGAACATGAAGGAACTTTGAGGTTGTGACATGCAACGACCTCGTCAAAGATGAACCTGTCAAACAGGTCTTCGATTGTCTCCGACGAGTCGTAAGACCAGATTGCTGGGTTGTCAATTTGTACGGCATTGATGTCATGCGCTCGCTGAAGATCCCAAGTGCCTTCTGAATCGTTGAGGGATGCTCTTCCCCCCTGGCGCTGAGCACTGCCGAGGACCTCTCCTCCTAGCAGTGATTTCCCCGTCGACTCATTGCCGTAGATATGAGAGATACGTCCAGCAGGGAAGCCTCCCGGTAGTCGATTGGCAATGGCAAGATCCAACAAAGTAGACCCTGATGACAGAAAGTACTTGACAGGTCCTAGGTCTTTGATGAAATCACTAGCTTTCGCTTTCTCCTCTGCCATGTTCCTCAGCCCTTCTCTTTCTGATCTCTTCCTCAGTAGCCTCGTTCAAAACTCTGCGAGACTTGATATCACCCGTCTGGTAAAACGTCTGCGTAGCAAGTGTTACCTCATTGGTGAGCATACTCCGTCGATGATCGTATGCGTTCACTAGAGAATCACACTTCGATGAGAGCAGCTCTGTTTCGACTAGCTCTCGCTTGGCCTTGATAACCGCGAGGTCGGTTGCTACCAAGGCAAGGATAGAAGTCTCGGTAATCTTGGCCTCAGTGTGCGTCGTTCCGTTTCGATACCCAAGTTGAACTGTCGCCTGAACTTGCTCGAGATTGTGCTTCGCGGCCTTTGCAGCCGCTCGAGCTTCGGAGGCAAGGTCACCAGCTTCCATGAACAGCTCTGGGTGATTGGAGCATTGCTCACTCAGAGCATTCGCATTGATGGCTACCCGCCCCCGAAGTTCGTCATAGCTAAGCATCAGGCCCCCTGACGGTGACGTGCCAAGCGCTCACGAACACGATGTCTGACATCATCATCGGTTCCGACAGCCGCAGGCGCGGGTGCAGGGGCCGCAGGAGCGGGGGTCGTAGCAGGCGCCGGCGCCGGTGCCGCGGCCAGGGGAGGCTGGGAAGTGGTAGGAACCGGAACTTCCTCAGTTCTCCGGCGCCTCCGAACGGGCGGCTCAGCTACAGGAGGAGGAGTAGGCGGAGCCGCAGGAGGAGGTGGAGGAGGCGGGGGCGGGGGAGGGGGTAGAGTAACCACAGGAGCAGACTCCCTCTGTCTCCTTCTCGGCCCGGCGGCTTCTTCTTCGGGCTCAAGCTGGGGCTCGACTTCCCTCTGACCCATACTTGCCAAGGCCTTCTCGAGCTCCTCCGTCGTTGCAAACTTCAGAACTTCGTCAAAGGTAGGAATCTCGAGCCAGTCATCCGGAACCGCATCGGCATCCTCGAGCTCGAAAGCACTGTAGCGAGTATTCATCGCCTTGGTGCCCTTCCGATCGAAGATGATGACCTTGCCCTTATCTGGATCACTGATGTCAATCACCTCACCGGTTCGACGATCCTTGCTCAGGCCCAGGATCTCCTCGTTCACTCCCTGCGGAGCGTCATAGATCTGCGGGCCCTTCTCCTCGGTCTCCTTGGACGAGACGTCCATAACGAAAAAGAGATATCGAGGCGGGAAGCACGAGTACATCCTCAACACTTCCTTGTCGGCTTCCTTGGCCAGAAGAGCGTCACGACGCTCGCAGATTGGGCACCGCTGATTCTTCATCAGCTTCGGGCACAGATATGCATCGTCGTTCGGACCGATGTTGTAATGGACGAAGATGCGCCTACCAAAGTACTCTTCCAGACTCTCAGGAGGAAGAATGCGAAGGAAGTTTGTCCCCACCTTCGCTTTGTACTGGTCAATCCCGAGCTCCTCAAGAAGAGCAGTATTGAGGTACCACACCCTCTTCGGTCCGAAAGAACCCTCCGCGCTCTCCTTTGCGGTTTTCTGAATAGCATCCAGCCTTCCCATAACCTTACTCCTTCTGTTTGCGCCGCTTCTCAACGGCATCTTTTCCTGAATAGAACCCAATCGTCATTGTCCTGACTAGAACAAACACCACCAGCATCAGGATGCCAAACCCCGCCACCCCTATAGCTGTAAATCCCAAAACTTTCAGCACTTCAATAATATATTCCATGATGTTTTCTCTTACAAGTTAATCTAGCAGAGTTGACTCGAATAGCATGCGAGCAAGAAGGGCCTCTCCTGCTGTATATACAGGTTTCTCAAAGATCGAAATCACCTCTGCCATCCGACCAGCTTCATCAAGATCTGCGGTTGTGAGCAGAATAGTCTTGCAGTAACCAAGAACTGATAGCCGGACCTTCTCGGGATCGGGCTTGAGTTCTCGATACAACTTCGCGATCCTCTCCCAGCGAGTGGATTTCTTCGAAGCCACCAGTTGCACGATTTCAAAGATCTCCTTTGAAACGCTTTCAGCCGTTGAGAGGTACTCAATTGATTCCAGAGCGTCTTCAACAGACGTACAACTCTGAATCTGCTCCAGGAGCATCACTGCCTGCCGCGGGCACCCATTAGAGGCTTTGACAATGGCATCGATGACCTCTGCAGGAGGTGGATCATCCAGCTTGAGTTCCTGCACCATTCGTACCGTGGCATCTTCAAGCACCTTTCGTAGCTCCGACGGCCTGAGGGGTACAACCTCGTACTTCGCACAACGATTTCGAATAGTAAGAATGATCTTAGAAGGGTCAGTCGTGCAGAAGATGAAGTAGACATGGAGTGGGCAGTCTTCGATGATCTTCAGAAGAGCCTCTTGTGCTGCCGAGGTGAGCTGATGCGATTCATCAAGTATGTAGCTCTTTGCCACCCCAAACATCGGCATCAAATCAGCCGAGTTGGAAATGTCCCTGATAGTGTCAATTCCTCGACAGTTTGCGGCGTTGATCTCAATAGTATTGACATCATCACACCCAAACTCTTTGGCAATGATTCTCGCAAGCGTCGTCTTTCCACAGCCGCTCGGCCCGTGTAGAAGAAAGGTATGAGGACGATCAGCCGGCCTCTTCGCCACCAGACCCTTTAATCCCAGGATAACAGCCTTGTTTCCGATAACTTTATCAAACGTGTTAGGCCTTACTTGTTGGTAGAGCATCCTTGACCTCTTTCTGCTCGCCCCAATTTGGACCCTCGAGCCATTCAGCGCTTCTCGGCACGTCACGTTGCCAATCCCACTGATGTCTCGTCATCGCCGTCAACTGGATCTTCCGGACATCGTCGAGCTCTTCCAGAACCACATCGGTTACCATACTGTCGTGTACTTCGAGCTCAATCAGACTCCTCATCTGTCGACGAACCATCTCCTCGTCCGACTCTCGAATGGCTTCAAGAAGCATGTGAAAACTCGTTCCCTGAACAGGAGTATTGAGAATCTGGTTCTTCGACAGTGGAGCATACCGCCTAAACCCAAGCGGCAACTCAACGTAACCTGTCCGGTCGTAAGCTTTTACAAGTAGTTCCTGCCATCTTTTAACGCCCTTGTACATCTGCCAGAACTCTCTCTCAACCCTCATGACGTGGCGCTCGGGAAGTTCGAGATCTGCAGCGCAGGTCTTGTAGTAGGACCCATAAAACTCAGGAAAGACAAACTTGTTCTTGGAGAGGAACCGCTGATTCTTCGTCACCTTGGAAGGATCATCCCACTCCCACAACTTTGTAGCCCAGTAGCGATGAGGATCAAACTTTTCTTTGATCTGCTGGATCAACACCGCGTCACCCGACATCATCGCAATCGTTACAACCTCTGATCCGCTCGCATCTGCCTCTGTGATCAGGCTGCCAACGTGGGGAATCACGATCTTGCGAAACTCGGAATGCTCCTCCGCTCGTTTTGGCAGATTCTGGAGATTGGGATTGGAAGAACTCGACCTGTAACTAGCCACAGTGTTGAGAAGAAAACTTGGATGAATAAGACCGTCTGGTTGAAGAGCTCTCTCGAACCCGCCAATGAAAGTTGACAGCAGAGTGTCGTACCTCCGCCAAGATAGCATCTTTTCAAAGAACTCTTTCAGCTTGGCGTCTTGCACACTCTTCAGAATGAATGCAACGGCGTCCTTGTCCGACGGGTAGCCTCCGCCCTCTGTAGTCCACGGCGGAGGTTTCAATCCGAGAGTGCGGTAGAAGAGATCAATGAAATCCTTGTCCGATCCCGGTCCCCATGAGTCACGATCGAACTTCTTCTTGAACTGCTCGACAAACTCATGCTTGGCAATGAAATTAGCACACTCGGCCTGCTTGGTCTCGGCCTCCTTGCGCTGATCAGCAAGCCTCTTCTTATCCACGGCAAAGCCTCTAACCTCCATTCTGATCAGTGGCTTGAGGCACTTAAGAAAGAATCCCGCTGCCTGCTTGAGGACAGGTTCTCGATCTAGAATCTTCTGTTGCTCCTGGTGAGCAAGAAGGGTATACTGCGAATCGTAACACGAATACTTGATGACTTTATCAATTGGTTCGTGGTCACACCAATCGTTCTGCTCGACGTTGACCTCACCTTTGTAGTCAACACCCCTCAGCATGAACGACTGAAAGCCCAGATTCGTCGTACGAGCCCGGTTGTAGATGACGTGATGTGTTACCATGGTATCGTTGATAACATTCTCGATCTCCGTGGCAAGCTCTGATGCTGACCAACGCTCTTCCATCGATCGATTCTGAATCACCTTCGGGCACGGTGATCTCAGCCACTCACCGAGGAGAACGAGAAGCTCAACTTGCTGTTCGGGAGTCCAAAATGCAGGCATCTGGAGAGGAAGCCAAAACCCCTCTTCGGGGTTAGTAGAGAAAGACGCACAGTAGATTCGCGACTCAGGTCCACCAGATGGGTGCAATCTGGTTGTCTCGTAGTCAAATGCTGTGGGCAAAGTACACTGACACATGCCCTGAAGAAACTCACGGGCGAGGTCGAAGTCTTTGAGAACAATGTGATTCTCTGGAAGGGGTGCAGGAATCGGCTTTCCTAGGAAATCAAGAAAGGTTGCCAGCGCTTGCAAGAACAACTCTTGGATGCTCTCGTTGCCTTTCTCGATCTCCCTGGTCACGTATGATGGATGCCAGCAGCACCCTACCCAGCAGTTGAACTTCAGAGAGGGAAAGACGAGACCGTGGTACTGTGTAGAGCCCGGATCACCAAACTTTGGCCTGAGTATTGCTCGCATCGCCGGAGCGCCAAAGGCAATGATTAGCCGAGGCTTCATACGGAGTATCTGAGTTTCAAGCCGAGCTCTACAGCAGTCGGCCCAAAAGTCCATCTTAGCCTTCTTCTTTCCCGACCCTGCAAGCAGCTTGCACTGGATTGCGTTAGTAAGAAAGCAATCTCGATGCATCTCAATCCCAAGCTCTCTTATACTATCATCAAGATGCGATCCAGTAGGTCCAACAAACTGCACACCTTTGTGATCTTCAACATCACCCGGCGCCTCTCCACAGAGCAGAATCTGCATCTGCCCGTTACCCGTAGGCTCCATCTTTGGTGATTGACACTCTTTATCAAGTCCGCAGACAGTACAATCTCGAACAACCGGAGATATCGTTCTCTTTCGGCCCGGCGTGGCGGGTCGCTTCGGGCCATCAACGTCCTTGCGTGAAACGCGACGTCGTCGATTCATCTTGGCCAAGACGTTGGCATCAACTATGAACGCTCGTTGAGTCAGATCTTCCATGGTCACTCACGCCTGGGCTGGGGCCTTTGTCTTCACCATATGTACAAACTGAGGCCCGAGAAAGGATGCAACGGAGTGCTCGGCGGAGTAGGTAAGCTGATCAGTCTCTTCAAACATCTTCAACAGGAAAACCGGATTGACAAAGAAGGAAAACACTACTGCAGCAGAACCCGGACACTCGATCTGCTCCTCGATCTTACCAACCGTATCATTCTGGGCAAAGAGAATTACTCTGTTCTTCTCGAAGGTAAACTTGCTCAAACGGTCGTACTCCATCACCTTCTCCTGGATGATATTCTGACGGTTACTCGCCTCAGCGATCTTCTGCTTCAGCTCCTTCGTGAGTTTGAGCTCCATAGTACTCTCAGTCATCTTGATCGCATCCAGGAGCTTCGCCGAAGGATAGTCCCCGCTGAGCATCTGTGCCCCAATGATGACCTTCTCCATCCTGAAATAGATTGTGTTACCCTTCACGGCAAACTGAGTAAGGGTTTTAGAAAAACGACCCAGCTCGTCGATCAGATCTGCGGGAAGAGTTGCCGTGAGCTTTGACTCCTTGTCCAGGTTGAAGAATGAGATGCGCCAGCGATCGCACGAAAGAATAATGTCGTCTTCAACACGAACTCCTGTCAGCGCACCGGCGGTCTGATCCGGACAGGCTGTGTATCGGCACAACCCCAAGCCATAGATCAGTCCTTCAGGAAGCGGTTGCCATGTACTGACATTGAAGTCAATTGTACTCTTGGCAGGAGTGGCAGGAAGGGTGAGCTCGGATTTTACCGTCTTGGTCTTCAGCTCAACGGTCTTCTCCGTGACGATGATCTCGACATCCTCATCTGTTAAGGACTTCAGAATCGAGTAGAATGTAAGAGCTTCAACGGCAAAGACGGGTGACTTCTCATCAAGATAGGACCTGATAAGCAGTGACCCGTTAGAAGCTTCGACGCAGTCACCATTGAAGTAGAAGTAAGTAAACTCTTTCACGATACCCTTTGAGTCAATAGCGGGCAGGAGTCGGGCTGTTGCTTCTCTCAGGGGTGCTACTTTCATGCGCTCCTCTCAGATGAATGTTGGATGCATCGGCTTCCACCGAAGGTCCAACGTGTTGATTTCCTTCTCGACTTGTTTCCAGTAGTGTAGATTCGCATGCTGGCGAGCGGAAACTCCTGACGAGCCATCCGCAGAGGCTTCGTCAAACGACACGTTGATACGTTTGAGATACTCACGAACAAACTCCTGCTCAGCAGGAGATAGACTGTCAAAGTGAAGATTACTCGCACTCATACCCGATCGCTTCGTAAGTGCAACCTGGATCTTGCTGTTCATGAAAGGACGTTCTTTGATATCAATCTGAGGAACTTTGATCTGCCCCATGGCACCGGCCCGCATCCAGCTCGTAGAATCACAACTGAACCACGGATAACGCTTCATGATCTCGTAAGATGTGACTCCGAATCCATGCCAGCGCATCTTCGCTGTCCCGTCCTTGTTGGTGATATAAGGCATCACCTGCTCAAGCCAGAGCATTCTCTGCTTGGTTGTTCGATCGTTGGCCGGAGAGATGCCGACATAGAGGCCCTCGCCTCCCTGCCTCACAGTGTAGTCATGATAATCAACGAGCTTCTGGATCCACTTGAATTCCTCGCCCTGGTGAAAGACGTGAACGATCTTGTGAGGAGCAAGACCGTGCTCGATCATATACATGTAGTTCTGCCAGCCCTTTGCAGCAGACTCCTCGACCTGCTGTGGACTAGGAATCTGGCCCCACTTACCGGGAATTACGTCAACGTTGACAGTCTCAGAAAAGATCCCGGCATTGATCAGTTCATGGCAGGTCTTGATATAGGCGTCGATATTTACCTCATCACCTCGACTCCACGTACTGAACACTCCGCTATCGAGCAGAGCAGTTCGCTCCGGGTCTGGATTACTTTTCAGAAACTCCATCAGGTCCTTCGCCGACGACAACTTAGGCCAGGCCTCAAGAATGTTCTGTGCCGTAGCAACAAGATGATATTGCGCCGCGAAGGATGCAGATGCATAGAGAATCTTCATCGGCCCTTTCTCGACATCCGAGAGGATGGTACCTGGCCCTTGACGTAGGTGGCAACAACCTTGATCCCGACACCGCCTCGAGCAGCAAAGTCTCCGGTGACCTCCATCCAGTTTGGATGGACCAGTAAGGAGAGAGCCTTCAGAATGTTGTTCGTGATGGTCTCCATGAAGCTATGCTCGCCACGGTACGAGAACATGTACAACTTGAACCCCTTGGACTCGATGCACCACCTGTTCGGAATGTATCTGACCCTGATCTTACCAAAGTCAGGTTGTCCGGTCTTGGGACAGAGTGAGGTAAACTCACTCGTTCTGAGCTCGACCATGTAAGGAGCCTCAAACTTGTTTGGGAAGCGCTCGAGCAGAAGCACATTCGCTCCGGAACAATTTGGGTAGATCGTCACCTTACTTCCGAGCGACTTCAGCTTCGAAACGTCATCTTTTGCTCTCCTAATCATACCCGCGCGCCTTTCTGCTGATATTCTCTGATTTGCTATTATCCACCTCATAAGGAAATACAACCCACTGCCTATGGGTCAATGTGTCGGCAGCGAGATCTGCAGGCGGAATCTTCGTGATTGGCGATTTGTCAATCAATACTGCCCAGGGATATAAGGTTCCGTAGGCCTTTCGTGTGGTGCCCGTATCGAGGATGTCATCGACAACGAAGATGTGTGCTCTTTTTGGGTCAATCACTGCACCTTGATCAAACATGAAAAACCGGTCATGAAGGTAAGTCATGAGAAGAGCGAGCAGCCCCCCTGCTCGAGGGATACCAATCAGGTAGATCGGCTTTGTTCCAGGTGCGTGTTGAAGAATCATCTCGGCAAGATCCACAACAAGCCCGTAGTACTCATCCCAACACAAATAACGCTTTACTACCTCGGGCTTAGAACTGGAGGAACTCAGCTCGCGTTTCTGGCTCATCTCTCATGCACCCTATGAGGCAGCTCGTGACAGTCTCACTCCCCACCGCACGAACACCTCTGTGACTCATGCACATGTGACTCGCTGAAATCACTACACCAACCCCTTTGGGTTTGAGAATATCATTGATGGCACTGGCAACCTGCCGGGTCAATCTCTCCTGGACCTGAAGCCTCTTAGCAAAGACATCGACAATGCGCGCCAACTTGGAGAGCCCGGTGATACGCCGGTTGTTTGGTACGTAACCCACCTTGGCCTTGCCAAAGAAAGGCACCACATGATGCGCGCAGTAACTCAGGACGGGAATGTCCTTCACAACGATCATCTCATCATAGTCATCCGAGAAGGTCACTGTGAGGACCTTCTCGGGATCCATCTCGTAACCAGCACCGAAGTCTTGCTTCCACGCACGAGCCACTCGAGCCGGAGTGTTCTTGAAGTGCTGATCTTCTGTATCAAGACCAAGTCCTTCCAGGAACAACAGAGTCGCCTGCTCGAGCTTCTTCTGGTCAATGCTCATACTCAAGTGGATCCTTCAAATGGTTCTTCTCAAACGCTTCGAGCCGCTCACTGCAAGAACCACACTTCCCACAGGCTTTCTCCCTGCCACTGTAGCAGGTCCAGGTCTGGTCGTACCTCACACCCAGCTCGAGACCTATCGAAACAATCCCAGCCTTGTCGATTCCCAGAAAGGGAGCTTCGATGTCAACAGGATTCCAGTCACAAAGATCAGCCGTCCTCTGCATGGCCTTGACAAACGCCGGGCGGCAATCTGGGTAGATTGCGTGATCTCCGGCGTGAGCGCCATACCACACCTTGGGTGCCTTGAGAGAGATTGCACAGGCGATCGCTAAGGATAACATGATCATGTTCCTGTTTGGAACAACCGTCAACTTCATGTTCTCCTGCGCGTAGTGCCCCTCAGGTGTGACAATCTCAGGACTAGTGAGAGAACTGCCCTGAAGAAGCTGCTTGATGTTACCGAGATCAATGATCTTGTGAGGAACCTTCAGGGAGTCACACTGCCAGCAGGCACAAACGAGTTCTCTTGAGTGACGCTGACCGTAGTCGAAACTGAGTGCCGTGATCTTGAGATTCTGCTTGACAAGATGATACAGAAGAGTTGTAGAATCCAAACCCCCGCTGACAATGATTACACCATCAAACTTTGAATCCATCTGATTGGCCTTTCATGAAAAGAGTAGAGGGCCGGACAGCCAGCCCTCTACTCCAAGACCTTCGTCGCCGGGGTCAGGCCTTCTTCGTGTATTCGACGTTCGCTCCGTCGACCTTCACGGTGAAAGGGAACGGCCGCTTCACGCCGGCCCACTCGCCCTTCTTCCACTCCCACAGATAGGCCTTCACCGTCTCGGTGGCCTTCTTGAGGTCCAGGGGCTTCTTCGACACTCCGACGAGGTACGTCGCGCACTCCTCGACGGTAGCCTTGCCCTTGCCCATCAAGAACTTCTGCAGGGCATCGGCATTGCTGCCCTCGCGGAACCCCTCGTACTTCCCGGTCTTCTTCTCCACCGTCACCTTCGGCTCCTTCGGGACCTGAGGAGCTGCGGGCGGTGCCACCGGGGCCGGTGCCGCGGCGGGCTGCTGCGTTGTCTGGGCGGTTGCGGGTGACATATTCTGTGCCTCCTTGTCTGTCATGCTCTTACCGCCTTCACCTTCGGCCTGCTTCATGCAGGCTCGCCTACAAGCTTCAAACTCGGTGGGGAAGAACGTCTTGCATTCCTTGCACTCGATGACGTCAGGATCGTATGCCTTCTCGAATCCGGGGCATGTTGATTCGCCTTTCATCCGCCGTCTCCTTATCAACCTCTCACGTTCACTTGCTCTTGCCTCTTCTTCTGCCAAGAACTGGCGCTTGAGCACTTCAATATCTCCACCCAAGGACGTATACAACTGCTCAAGTTGAGGTGTAAGAGAAACTACCAGAGGACTGAAATGATACCTCGCCGTTTTATCAACCTCAAATTCCGACTCACCGATAGCCTTGAAGTCAGTGTAAACGACAATATGAATGATTGTCCTGTCCGCTGCACACAGCGGTCTCTCAACCACAACAGGATAAGGCTTGATTCCAAAATGAGCGCTTCCTCTGGTTGTTCCTACTACTCCTGTGACCTTCATGACTGTACCTCCGCCTGTATGTATTACAACTTTCGGTCACGAATTCAGAGCTTCAAGCTGGCTCGTACAAGCACTTCTCTTGGAGTTCCTTCTGAATCTCGTAGTACTGCTCGTAGGTGATCCCCATCCACTCAAGGATGGTTGGGAGGATGTGTTTTGCGTAAGGCCGGCCCGATGTGAGCTTCGCCTTGATCCGAGCCTTGAGTTCATCGCTCGGCGTGAAGATGCACTTCAGAAAACCCATCGCCCCCGGACTCAGCGGCGAGAGGATCTCGATGTCTTCCATCGTTGGCATCAGGTCTTGGATGTCCTCAGGAATATTCTCGATGATGGAAGGATCATCGTAGGTGAGATCAAACTGACGCTTCGTCTTGTTCACCCAGTTGGTCAACTCACCGCGAATGCCAAGCCTCAGATATGGATCCAAAGCCTCAAACACAGATGCAGACTTGTTGAAGTACTGCAAGGAGATGTGCAGCGCCTTGTAGGCTTCCTGAAGAATGTCGTCGTGATCGACGGTTCCGGTCTTAACGAAGAAGCGTCTCCAGAACCGGTTTGCTTCACTCTCTGCAATCCACTTCTTCTCGAGTATGTATTTCTCCAGTTCTGCCTCAGTAGTGTAGACTTTCATGACTGCCTCCTGTGACTTTGTTGTTCCTTGTATACATTATATAGTATCTCGCATGAAACGGCAATAGCCAACCCAAAACTTTCTTTTGGGGTTGAGCCTAGAGAACTGGGCCTCCTCAATTCATCCTAAAAAAATCTTTCAGAAATACGAAGAAGCATGTGCGGTTCAGCTGTAAGTCCCCGCCGTTCCTACGGTGCCTTGGTATAGACCGTCCAGTTGAAATTGAATACAAAATCTGAAGTCTTCATCCTAGTATCGAAAACCGCTCGAGTGACCAGAACGTTGTCGTAGGTCAGCAGGCCAGCTTCGGAAATCGGAAAGCCATTTCCCTCATCAGATAGCAGTGATGCAGTAGCCAGCACCGAATAGTTGACTGGATCAACAGTGCAAATCACATTCTTTGCAGGAGTGATGGGACGACTGAGAAAGCTCTGAGTAGGATCAGGGGCATCGTTCCCCGTCCCAAAGATCATCTTGGCCAAGTAAGCCTCATTCCCCGCACATCCGAACAACTTGATGAACTGCTCGTACATGTTGTTCAGAATCATGTTCTGTACGTCAACAACCACTCGACGCTTCCCTGTTTTCAGGTTGTGCTCAGAAACGACCAATCTGCCTTTCATATTCACCTCATACGTATGCCAGCGTCCATTCGATCGTCCAGGTCCACCCGACAGACTTCATCATTGGAGAAAACACAACTCGTGCAACCAGTATGCCGTCAGAGGAGAAAAGGCCCACCTCTTGAAAGGACGCCGGGGATGATTCTGCCGGGCCCCAACTCGCTGTGAACTTCACACTTGTGGCACTAGGAAAGGTGTTAGTGGTAACGAGAAAACCAACAGCCGGTACGGGAACGACGTTGAGATCTCCCATTGCCGGCGCGGTCCCACTGGTTCCGAATCGCATGCGATTGACACAGGCAAGGCTTGTATACCCAAGAAGATATGCAAGCTGCCTGTAGGCGTTGTTAACAACTAGATTTGTCTGTACTAAACGGCGCTCACCGAAGGCAGAAACCTGTGTGAAGACAACTTCACCCCGAAGTTCTTTCCGTACCACATCACTTGTGTTCATTGGCTATTCCTTTGGTTTTCGTGTACTCCTCAGGTGCGCTGATGCCGCCCACAGCATTGATGCAATTGATGTAGTGTAATACGTCAAAGTTCTCCACCTGAAGAATCCTTCGATTAGATTCATGGGTCCAGTACGGTCGCATTGTCCACGAGGGTTTGAACTTCTCCTGCTTGTAGACAAGTGATACGCCCTCACCGAACCCAATGTGTTGCACTTGATAAGGAGGACTGATACGAGTAAAGTAGACCTTACCTTGATCACGAATCGCTTGAATCTGGTTGTCAGCAAATCCTTTTGGCTTCGTACTGAAGTGGTTTCCAATGCGCTCAAGATGCTCTCTCTTGAACAGCATATGGGCATCACCTGTAAGAGCCACCTTCGAGAAGTGTTTCCCGTTCGCATGAATCTGCCCGGTTGTATGACTGATGGCGTAGAGGGTACCTCCTCCGACCTCAACCCAATCATTAAGCGCCTCGTAATCTCTTACAGCTTCTGCAATTGTTTCTTTTGTGACGATGATATCACTATCGAGAAGCAGCAGAAAGTTTGCAATCGACTTTTTCAGGAAGTTCTGTACTGCCAATCTCCGCGCCCATCCGATTCGCTGCTCAGGATCAACAGCAGTGACTTCTCTCGGCACCGACTCTACTTTGTCATATGAACCCCCAAGAAACTCGCCAACCCTTGAATCAGCACTACTGTCGTCATAGGCAACCCGATTAAACACGACTCCGGGGCACTCCTTGCTGTTCTTCAACCAGGAAGTACAGAACACGAGATGCTCGTATCTGTCCCTCACGAAAACAGCAACGTCAATCGTTTTCATTTCTCATCAAATAGGCGCAACCGGTACTCCTGAAACTGAGGAGCTGATGCCGTCTTCATTGCCGAAAGAACAGCCAGCTTCAACTCATCAAACGACAAGTTCTGCATCCGCGCGCATGCCAGACTACAACCTACAATGTGTCCTTTTTCCGAAGATGAATTGCAAGGTATCGTGCAAATGCCTTCATGGGGCACTTCATTCTGTACGACGTACGTCAAGGGGTAGAATCCAATATAAGGGTTCCCATCTGTCATCCCAAACACACCAACAGTAGGAACTCGAGCAGCCACACCAGCATGAAAGATTCCAGTATCAACAGAAATGAGAAGATCACACTGCTCGAGAATTGCTACGGATTCACAGAATGATACATTCGGCCAAACTATCTTGTTGTTGGCAAACCCGTGTAGAATGACAGAGGGATCCAAACAATCCATCCACACAACATTGCTGTTCTTAGAGATCAACCAAGTAAGCAGATCCTGCAAATGGTGCTCTGAAATATTCTTCTCCGCCTTTGTGCCTCTTGCAGCCAGGGCGATTGTTGGTCCAGTATCACTAGGATCTCCAAATGCCTTGTTCAGATAGCTACTTGCTTTTACACGTTCTGCAGGAGTTGAGAACCAACGAGGAATCGCATGTGAGTCTTCCTTACATATCACACTTGCAAAGATCTGCGAACGTGTGTGCTGAATGCGATCCTTCTCTTGCTGCTCGTACTTGACTGCAGGACACCAGAGATCAACAACTAAGCCCCGGTTAGCCACTTTCGAAAGGTATGTGTACTTTCCAGAATCAAACTTCTCGCCTCGAACACGACGTTGCTTAGATAGTGTCTCAACAGAACCAAGACCTACTACTTGGTCGATTTCACGAAGATGCTTCGCAACATCAACGAAATCATCAGGCAAGTACAAGCAAATCTCCGAGTTCGGGAACTCCTTCTTGATCTGAACAGCAGCACCTCCAATGGAGATGATATCACCAAACCCGCCAGCTTCCCGAACAAGGTTGAACCGCTCCTTCTTTGAATCAGGAAGTTCGACCTTCTGTGGCTTCTTCTGCAGAATCAGACTTGTCCGATCAGCAGATGGAAGCTCGGAGATCAGATACACAGCTGAGTGGATCCACAGTCGCTTGAAAGTACAACGAACCGGATCAACATCAAAGATATCACCCATTGATCCAAGCGAATGCTCTCGGCAAGTTCCTCCGCAAACGTTTCGAAGATCACACCGCCGACACTCTTTGTTGACATAGTAGCGATTGTCTACCCACTGTGCTCTTAGTGCTTCGTCTATCCCTCCCTGAGAGAGATCACCGATCAAGCTGTTGGTCTCTCTGTGGCAGGCAAAGATCTTCCCTGTTGGTCCTATGGAGATATACCCAACGCCAGCTCCGCAATCACTGCAGTACTTTCGACGATAGAGTAATCGCTCAGCATAGAGCATGATATTGTGGAAACGCGCAGGCTTCTTCTGCCGCAATCGCCCGAGGAGCCAATCAGTAGCCTCAGCGTACTCAGCCTCGAGTCTTGCCGCGTTGATCTTGTCCTGAAACTGATCAATCTCTTGTGCGGCACATTCACTTTCAGTCAAGATCGAAGGTTCAATTGAGACATTCGCAGCCAAGCCCTGATCACAAAGTGCATTCAAGAACACCAATCGCTCCATGATTCGAGGATTTTCGGGAAAGAAAGTTGCTCTCAGAGTAATCTTCTTCAGAGCTACTTCGTTCAACAAAGTGAGTCCTTCAAGAGCAACATCAAAGGAGCCCGCTCCTCCTCTAGAGATTCGTGTCTCATTGTGGAGCTCACGAGGGCCATCCAACGAGAGTATCACTGAAAAGCTATGCTCAACCAAGAACTTAGCAATCGGTTTAGTCAACAACGTCCCGTTCGTCGTGAGACTGAACTGCACAGGGCAGGGGGACGGGAAAGCTGTTCTGACTAGCGAGACAATCTGCTTGAGAAGTTCGAATTCAAGTAGTGCCTCTCCTCCGAAAAAGCTGATCCGAAGCCCCTGCTTTCTCACAGCATCAGGATTGACCAAGGTTGTCAACGCTGTAGCGGCAATCTCGGGAGTCATCCGATCGTTAGATGAATACAACCGATCAACGTAACAATACTTGCACTTCAGATTGCACTGATGAGTAAGACAGAATAGAAGTGCCAGCACATTGCGATTAGGACAGAATGGAAACTGAGAAACTTCGTCACTTGGAGGAGGTAGATTCTCTTTCAGGCCTCGAATTAACATCAGTGAGTTCACATCAAGAGCAAAAGTATCACCCCTCACGTTGAAGTGATAATACTTCCCTTGCCCTGTTCGGTAGCTCAGCTCTTGTTTCCCAGTAATAATAGGGTTAATAACTTCAAAGTCTTTCACGGGCGATCCTCTCTCTGAGTAGATACTTCCCGCGGCCTCCGATCCAGTGGAACACGAGTGGATTCGGGTATACATTAAGATGACACGATTGAAACATCTGATCTGAAACCTCGCCAATCGGAAGTCCTTCACGGTCAGCAACAACCACAAGCGTCTCGTTTTCACCGTGATACATATGGCTGAAAGCTTGCACATCAGCAAACCACTTTCGATACAAACGACCGTCTCGATCAGCAAGAATGAGACCAGTATCTCTCACCCATGACCCGGAGTTACACATCTTGAACCAACCATATGGATCATTTGTTCCGCACTTGCGAGGGCCCCGGGGGCAGAAAACACAACCCGAGGAAAAGAGCGAGAAAATCGGACTGAGATCGCCTCGAACTTCACAGTCAAGATCCAGCCAGAGATTAACATCAAATGGCGACAAACTAAATGCTGTCACCTTCCTGAATGTCCCTTTGGAGAAAGGTTCGTTACTTTGAACCACTTCGCCTCTTTCCAACAAACGAAGACTGTCCTTTAGATCAAACTCGTAAGTGACAAAACAGACTGGAAGGGTATTGTGCTTACTGTAGCACCCCCACCACCATTCGAGCAAGTCCTCTTGCTCTCTCGAACAACCAACTAGAACACCTTGCTTCATCTGAGTTCTGCCTGTACACTCATTGCTCTGATTCTGTCCTTGCCGACGGGCCCAGTCCAATGCCTCACAATACATGGGCCGTCTTCTTCGAGGCGTAGTCGAACAAGCTCTTTCGGTATAGAACGAATCCTGCCGACTGCATACCTTCTGAGCGTCAGTGCCAGCGTTTCTTGATCCCCGGGCTGCTGCTCGTAGACGATCGCTGTCATCTTCGCCCACTGGGGCATGACCGGGTCTCTGAAGTTGTACACGATGCAGCCGCTGTTGTAGATGGTTGCCTCGGGAGGCAACCTCTGCTTGTACCGATCAGGTGTTCCTCGATCCACTGTCATGCCGATACCGTTGCTTTTACAGTACTCAAAGAGCGGATCAAGATTGCCCAGAACTTGGCAGTCTATATCGAGCCAGATCGTTTTCGCAAATACGGTTTCAAGTGTAGCCAAAGGCTTCTTGAACCATGCGTATCCACCAAAGTGAATTGGGTCTGTAACTGTTCCGTGATGCCTGCACCAATCAAGCGCCCCTTTGGTCATACCAAAATCAACAAAGCAAACAGGTAGAGTATTATGCGCATCGTAGTTCTCCCACCACCATTCGAGCATCCACTCCTGTGCTTGATCTGCCCCCAGAATTACACCTCTTGTGAAACTGAACGAAGCCTGGCGCCAGTTGTACTCATAGGCCTTGGATAGGTCACTAAGAATTCCTGAATTGAATGCAGCCCACGCGCGTCTGGCTGCATTCTTTGCCGTGCCCCCGTAGTGCATGATCAACACTCCGGGATCATCGCCTTCCTGTGGCGTTCGATGAACCTTGCCATCAAGAAGGACGATGTCTGACAGGCCGCACTTGTAGTAGAGCTCATTGAGATACAACTGATCACCATTGTACTTTGCCTTCTGGGTATGAATGGCATCAGCCCACTTCTTTACAACTTCAGATCCGTAATCAAAGACAAACACACCCGAGCAAATGACAGGTCCCGTGTTTGGGTTTTTCTTTCGATAGGCTAGCGAAGCAGCCCAATCTTGTGCTGCAGCGAACTTTCGAGGACCAAGATCTTGCTTGAACAAAGATACAAGATTGCCACGAATCTCGGCATCAATATCTGTGAAAACTGTCCGTGCAGCGTGTGTCAGAAGCGCAGCAAACGGCTTTCTCAGCGAGCCCCGCTGCCCGTCTTCTTTGATTGGGTCATTGAGATCTATCACAGTACCAAGAGAACGACACTTCTTTCTGGCCTCTTCAGACATGCCAAAATCAACAAACTGTACGGGGTAAGAGTTTGTCTTTGAAAACCAATACCACCACCAATCAATGAGATCTTCATCAGCCTTTGAGATTCCCACCATCACAGCTTCGGGAATCGTAGGAACAACATTAGCCCACTCTCGAGTCGCTGTAACTTCAAATGATTTCGACGAATGCATCAGTTCACCTGCCTCTTCGGGCGCCTGTTTCCGAGAGGCTTTCAGAGCATCACTTAGTTGAACAAATGGCATAATCGAATTCAACGGAGACCCTTCCGTACAACTGACGCACTCGATTGCACTAACCTTGGCTTTCAGGACAAACTCACGCAACCACTCAACTTGCTGTGTATAGAGCAGTTGATTCTTCGCCCGCTCTTCATCAGAAAGAATGCGAGAATCGTAGTAGTCTTTGTTCCCGCCCATATCACAACCAACAAAATGGATCTTTCGAGCCCCTAACCACACAAGAACATGAATTGCAAACACCAAGGTGTTCTTCGCCCAAACAAACCTCACATCGTGAGCGCGCTGCTGAAGGATGTAGTCAACTTCACGAATTCCAGCACTCGGTGAATCACAGTCAGCAAAAAACACGAAAGGTAGATCTTTGATGGGCTTCCCTTCACACTCAAGTAACTTATAATTTCCTCGAGTAATCTTCACAAATCCCTCAAACCACAGGCGACGGTCGTAACACTGCGGTTCATCCAATCCCAACCAGATATTCGGTCTAATCTTTGGATATGCTGTGTTGATTGCGGCTACCACCACTCCGGGAATATGAAGATCTAAATCATTGACTTTGGCAAGAGAGGGCCCGGGGCAACACAAGTAAACATCTGCCCCAATTGTTGCCCTGGCAACTTGGGTTTTTACAAATCCAGCACCGCACTCGTACCACAAAGCCATTACCCCTCACTTCTTCTCTGCAGGCCCAAATTGTGCGTCGGGCAGGCTTGTTACGGCATCAACTAGACTCTCGAAAGATATCAAGTAGTTTGGGTCATGCTCAAGCTTGAGTCGTTCTGCTCGGATCACCGCAGCCATCTGTGGGTAGGAACGAACGAGCTCGTCCTCTGCTTCGGCAATGTGACCCATGGCAAACCAGTAGTAGTGTCTGTACTCAGGAGCTTTCTGCTTCTCGCTGATGATTGCGCGAGCCTGGGAAAGATGTTTGCAAGCACAGTTCTTGCAAGAGGGGCGGGTGACCTCACCACCTCGAATAAAAGCCTCGAACTGAAGCCTCAGTTCTGGATTGATTGGAGGAACAGAGGTAACAGGAATCAAGTTTTGTGGTGTGTTTACCACTACCGCCTGCAACGAGTGCACCTTCGGGACTTTGTCTCCACAACAACCCATTATACCAACTCCTTTTCAAGGAGACCTTTGAGAACTCCAGCAGACATGTTATTCACGCCCATAGACAAGATCTTTGTCATGATCTCTCTGTCGGAAACTGGACGTTGCGAATTTCGCAAATTGTCTGAAACTGTGAATGTTATGTTACAAGGCTCAATCGACAAATCCCCTGAGTGAATCTCTCGGCCCTCAAAGTCTCCTGTTCGAACAGCGTGATAGACTTTGTCACCATAGATACAGCATTTGTACACGGGATTTCGATCGGCAAAAATCTCCCCTTTACACTTGTAGTCTTCGAGATCAAACAGAACTGATCGATACTCCGCACCAGACCTTCCGGTGACAATAATCTCTGAAGAGCTTCGTCCTTGAATTACTCGAAGCACCTCATCAAAACTGGTTCGAAACGCATCTACTCCACCGTCCTTTCGATTCACACGAATATCACTCAAACGGCAGAAAACAGTACAACCAGAAAGTGTCACGCCGTTGAACATTCTGTATGCACCTATGTTCACAAAAGAGAAATTGCTAAGATCAGCAAGAGAAGAGCCCGACAGAGTGTAAAGCAAGTAATTTGTTGGTGTGTTTCTTCGAACTTCCGAACAAACAAAGCTTAGTTTTACCAGCCCTTCTTCAGTGCGCACACAGGGGTTGCACTGAATTACTGGTTCAACAAAACGCCCTTGCGCGAGTTGAACAGAAATTGAAGGGTCTCTAAGAAGAGCGCAGTATATGTGCCAGTCCACATATGAATACGTACTTTCTCCAAAAGTGGATGTTTTCCTGCTCCCTCTGCAGAAGAACAGATGGGGGACGGAGCTTATCACCGCTACGTATGGCATGTGGGCGTTTTCGAGCAGCTTCATTGTCAGAAACAACCGAGTTCAAGTCTCATATAACCGGGATATGTAAAGTATTCGGGGGTCCACGACGGTGGAAGATCAATAAGCTGGAATCCGTTCGGGCAGTCGGGCGTGGCAACTTGACTGACATTCCCGTACGCATAAGTTCTGTTGTATACTGTCTCAACTACTCTCCAGACCGTGTAGAGTACTCCGCCGGGCGCTCCCGCACATTTCCACGGCGTCAGATTCTTGGTTGGACCTCCGTTAATAACTATCCATGAAGTAAGCGGGTAAATCGCCCCGGGCGTGCATGGCTGATGAGTACCCTGACACCCATTCATCGAAGCACAACTAGGACCAGGAGGCAGAAAAGGAAGTGTTGACGTAGTACGAATATCACACTCAACTCCTGAGCTCGAGAATACTTTTCCAAAAACACACGCGGACACATACGGCCCCCCTCCTGTGCACCACGCTGGATTGATTGGATACTCTGATTGCCCTTGCTTCTGCGTTGTAACGTCAATTTGATCTAGAACTATTTCCGTCCATGCTCCACCACCAGTGAAGAGACGCACCCAGAGTTTGAGAAGCCGAGAACAAGGACCAACTTTCCACTTCACGCAAAGCTTTGAACTTCCGCTGCAAGGAATACAGTTCGATCCGGGCGGATACCAATCAAGATATCCATCTGGTGCGAACCCCTCGTTTCCATTTTCAACAGGTATTTTTTGGATTGCAGAAAAAGGCCCCTCCTCCCAAGTAGGACAAGGATCTCCCTCCGTTCTGTCACAACATCTCGGCTTAACACGCCAGTACAAGCACCAGTTTTCTGAACGACTGCAAGCCGTATCAGCAGGGATTGTGTAAGTTTTTGGAGTTATCCAGCCACTATTCCCTGACTTTATACACGAACCGGGCATTTCAGTTTTCTGAAGGCAGATATACGGATACGAAGGATACGGAGGAGCGACAAAACAGTACTCAACCCAATAATCATCAGCTTCCCCGTCCCAAGTAAGCGTGACTGAACGATAGCAGATCTTGATCTGAAGCGTGCTTGAGGGAGAATAGTTGCTTGTGCAATCATCCATCCCATCAGGACAACACTCACACAGAACTGCATTGACTGCAGCAATGAAGCTATCAAGCCAAGCACCTGTGATACAAGTAGGAGGAGCTCCGGGATCAACCCAACCAGTTAAATGGCCTGTGTTATCTGTTCTTGCCACCAGGGCCACGACATCCACATACATCTGGCGAGCCAGACTGACGCTCGTGTCACCACACATGTCAGACCAAACTGTAGGAACTTTTGCTGGGGGAGTTACTCCGGTGAAACAGCGACTAACAAGGCCGTCAATCGCTTCCTTGGCAAGTCCCATCTTTGTAGCAATATCACAAGGAGAAGACATACTCAGGTCAGTGGCAGACAAACTTGATCGTTTACCAAACAGTACTGGTTATTAGAACAATACAAGGTCGTTTCCCAGAACGCCCCAGCCTTGAGCGTTGGCTTCGAGGTTTGATAACTCCCCCCTGTTGTCTGCCAGAGCACTTTCATAGTTCCCGGAGGTGGATATGTAGAGCAAGCAGGACAAGTACCGGGACCACCTCCTCCGGTACCACTTCCCGCAGGACCGGTGGGACCACGAGGACCAGTAAAACCTGCACCAGTAGGGCCAGTAGGGCCAGTAGGAGCACAACTCCCATGACAAATCTCAGTCACAATGCCGATGTAGGAACCAGTATGAGCAGGATCAAGATCCAGATCAATCTTTACTTCCCAATTTAGGCTGGGCAATCTTGTCACTGACGCAATCGTACCATCTGATTGGTAATTCCACGAAATCACACTTGCACAAACAGATTCTCCTACCTTCCAGCACCGGTAGTGAAGTGTATAAAACTTGAGCCACTTCCCCGCACTTTCAGTCTCATAATCAGTAACGATTTCACATGCATCACAAGCGCAAGGGCCGTGACAGATTGTAGCTTTCTCATTTGTCTGCCAATCCATGAACACATTGCTATTCAGCATGTCCGTAGTGATGTATCCAGCGCCTTTGTCAATCACTACACCAGTGAATCTCTTTGGCGGTTCAGAACCGCCCGTTGGAATGATGTTTGAAACACAAACATCTTCTCCCACAGTCCAACATCGCTCATCATCAGGAACAGTGAATTTGATCCTGCCTGAACCATCCACTCCGAGATACGTCGCAATGACACACGCGTCACAACCAGTTTCTCCGGTTGGTCCTGTGGGGCCTCCTCCGGTACCGCCTCCTGCTGGTCCTGTAGGACCCTGAGGACCAGTAAAACCAGTGGGTCTCCCGGCTGGTCCTGTAGGACCACGAGGTCCGGTAGGTCCTGTGTAAGGGCACCCTCCATGGCAGATAACGATCTTCAGATTGATCGTTCCGCTGGCAATGGGCGGCTTCTGAACGGAAAGCTCAACGTACCACTTCTTTTTTGACAGATTGAAAGTAGGCTTCTGTGTTACATTGCCTGTACTGACATATCTCCACGTAGGATCAGGAACATAGACACAGACAGGCTCATCTTTCCGCCAGCAGTATGGATTGTGAGTTTCGAACGTGATTAGCTGAGCTCCTGTGGACGCGTCAAAGGTTGTTTGCGTTTCACAAGCGTCACAAGAACACGCTCCATGGCACACAATCGCATAATCATCAGTCTTGATGCCTGTGCCTGCCTGGAACTTGTCCAGATGAATCTTTGCCAGAACACCGCCGTAGTGCTCAATCTGGGTTATGGTTGTCTCGAACTTAAAGAGGTTTGGAGCAGTGGGCGGGACAGGACCAGATGGCTTATCAAGAATCTCAACGCAGATCAACTCTCCCACTTCCCAGCATTCAAAGTAGTCGAAAAGTACAATAACAATCTTCCCTCCTGAATCTGATGGGAAGACCACACCTTGAACGCATGCGTCGCACCCATCAGCTCCGGGTCCTCCTGGCGGGCCCGGGGGTCCGGGCGGGCCGGGCGGGCCGGCTGCTTCGTACATCGGTTCACAATCAGCTTCGCATGAAGTCAGGCAGCCTGTTTCTTGCCCGGACTCACACACTGTTTCACACGAGGCAAGACAGGAAATGATGATGTCCAACTCATCTGATGGATTCAACAACTGATCTGCGGGCTGGTAAAGCGCTTCAAAATCACGATTGTCATCCGAGATCAACTCGGCGGTCTCGTAGAAATCAGGAGTGAAGTAGTTCATCCGAAGCAGAACATGGATCGGCCGAACCCACTCAATAGTAGGCATGTGACCCATGGCTTCGAGAACAGGCAGGAACTCTTTGATGCCGCTGATCTCTCTAAAGAGATCTACACGGGCAGCATGAAGTAGCCCATAGTACGCATCCCCGCCGCCGTACCTATAGTAGTGACCCCTCTCGTATGGAATGTCCTTCCACAGCTCCCAGGCCTCAAGATATCTGTCACCACCAGTCTCTAAGTACTGCCACTGCTTCTTCCATGAGAACGGACGCCCGCGTATCTTGTAGAAATTGACGAGATTCTTTGTAAACCAACGGGCAAAGTCTTCAGACGGAGGTTGACCGGCATTCTCTGAAACGGCAAACCCGAGGGTCAACGAGATGTAGATCAAGAACTTTGCATCGCATTCATCAGGATTGATCTGATCAAGTAACCCCGCTATGAGATCTCCTGTTGTTTCTCCTTCCTGCTCCATCATGTAGATGATTCGCTCAACGACGCCCTCACCGACACTTCCCTTAGTGAGCGAGTCTTTGAATCTGATGACAGCCGGAAGTAGTGAATACAAATCCATACTCAACACCCCACCAGCCCATCTATCACACTTTCAACACTACTATGTCTACTCTGTTCCATGGCTCGTTTGATATCAGCTTCCGTGAATTCGACGGAGTTGTGGTCACAGTAGAAACCACCACCTACACTAACAGGAGCTCCTTCTAGTGACGTGAGTTGGTTGTGGTCACAGTGGAAACGACCACCTACATCTCGAGGGCCGCGACGAAGTGACGTGAGGAGGTTGTGGTGACAGTAGAAAATACCACCTACACTAACAGGAGCTCCTTCGAGTGACGTGAGTTGGTTGGAATAACAGTAGAAATCTCCACCTACATCTCGAGGACCGCGACGAAGTGACGTGAGTTGGTTGGAATAACAGTAGAAATCTCCACCTACACTAACAGGAGCTCCTTCGAGTGACGTGAGTTGGTTGTGGTCACAGTGGAAACGACCACCCACACTAACAGGAGCTCCTTCTAGTGACGTGAGTTGGTTGTGGTCACAGTGGAAATTTCCTGTAACTACACGAAACTGTACGGGAATCTCAACTAGACCTAGACCACCTATGTTACAGTCACCTTCTACATCTACATAACGATCAACCACCTTGTACTTGACTTTCCTTTGTCTGAGTAGTTGTAGAAATTGTTGTGGGGTCATTATTTTCCCTTTACAGTACCACGACGCTCCAAGAATGTCAGTGTTTTCGAACCTCTACCAGAAATGATATGATACAGCGCGTAGATCAGATATCTTCCTGAGCTGAAAAGCTTCTGCCCGCCTACAACCTTTGCGTCAATCTCGGCTATCTCACCAATCTGTGCGGCATGAAGAAGTAGAGTTGAAATTGCTACCCGCTCATTCATTCGCAACTTCCAATCTGTTCGTGTCTTGAGCTCAGTTGGAAAGTCAAGATCGAGAGCGTCCATTAAGATGCTCTGCACTTTTGCGGGCAGGGGCGATACCGGGTCAGGTTTTGTTGCTCCGAGTAGTGGATAGTTGTAAGTACTATCATTCGCAAGAAAGGAAACCATGTAAGGAACACCCTGGGCTTTATTCACATCAAATGTCACTGTTTTCGTCCCGAAGTTGGAGGGATCCAACTTAGTTGTAGATGTATACTCAGTGATGAATGCTCTGCCAAGAGGATCAAACTCGGATTTCGACGCCCCGGTGGGCTCCCAACGAAACTTCAGCTTTGGTTCTCCTGACCGCGATTGCTTATCCAGCGAAGTAAAAACCAACTTTGGGGGGCTATCCTGTCTGATGTAAAGAAGAAAAACTTCCTCAGGATTCTTTGCCCGCGCTCGAGGAAGCAACTCTTCGGTAAGAAACTCAAAATCAGTCATCCATCCCTGCCGAAGTGTATACTTGTCAGTGGTCTCAATCAGGTCAGTATCAAGAATGTATTCTTTGGCAATAGCTTCGATCATCTCCGAAATGGACTTCTTGATGAAGACTCGCTGAGTGGCCCTTCTTTTGAAGTCAAAAAACTCGTCTTCGGCAGTGATTGTCACATCAATCTTGTCCGCGGTCGACACAAGCTTCAACCCTGTAACTCTTGCTTCCTTCCACTTCGACCAAAATCCCTTTGTGTCAACGTTCGTAACAGCACCTATTCGTATATTCACTAAGATATCGGTCTGTTGTGCGATCTTGTTCCACCGCGACGCATCCCTGTCCATAAAGCGAAGATGATACTGAGACTTGCCATAGATCGATTCGAATACTCGAACGGAAAGCGAACCCACCTTTTGAAAATTCACAGTGTTGCCACCCACCTGAACATCTACAGTATCAGCAATTATCATACGAAAGTTCTACCTTGCTCGATGGCCTGTACCACCAGCGCTTTGTATGGAATCAGAAGAACCCGCCCTATGACCAAATCCTCAAACGGGTTCGCAATCCCGTTACACCGGGCAATGACCCACCAGAGATTCACGTCCTGATAGTGTCTCCAAGCAATGAGATCAATTCGTCCGATATCTGCAGCAGTGATTGTGTACCTAAAGTACGTACCTTCGCTCAGAGGGAGCTCTGGAAGTGTCTTGATCGCCGGAGCCTTCCACAAGCCATAGCGGCGACGGCCGGGGCCCACGAAATCGTCAACATGAATATCAGTCAGTGCGTACCTGTTGTCAACAACAACTCGTTTTTCAAGATGCTTGATCATTTACCGGGCTCCTTACCAAGACGCGGCGGGCGTCCCCCCTCCTCGCGCCTTGCCTATAAACTGGAAGTCAAAATCTGCCGACTTTGGATTCTTGTCAAGAGTTAGATCTGACTCCTTGTTGTAGAAGTCAGCGATGAACTCAAACTGAACATTGGCTCGGTAAGGCATCCCGGTATCAATATCATATGGCTCGTCCCACTTCACAGTCAAATCTACGATGTATCCGATTCTACTAAACCAAGATCCTACCTGAACAGTAACCGGTGTTCGAATAGTCTCAACGTTGTCGGGAAGAGCGATCTTGAAAAAGGCCAGAACGACTTCTTTGAGCTTCTCCGGAGTTTGAATTGCGTTCTGCACACCCACGACAAGATTGATCTCAACTCGCATCGGCTTGAACTTGCCGCCCCGCCAGTCATAACCTTTCGGATTCGACGCCCTCTGCTTGGTCTCTCCAGGAACCTCAAAGCGATTCTCGTACCCATCACTGAACCCTTGCTCGAGTTCAAAGTCGAGGGTTATCCCCTTTGCGCTGATTCGCAACCTTGCTGAACCTGCTGTGTTGTCATTCATGCAGGGTTCCAATCAAGATCCATTCCGAAATCAAGATCTTTTCCGCCGCCAACAAGCGCGTCAGCAGTATCCGTGAATCCGCCCTTCAGTGTGTTATTGATGTTCAAAAGCAGATCTTCCACTCTTCCTGCTGACGACCCTTCTGCACCCGAGACGGAAGGGGTAGCTCCGGGCAACATACCCTTTAACCACTCAGGAGCCATTCCTTCAAGAGTCGGCTCGATCGGGATCGCAGCCGCAGCGCCTTCAGCTGTAAGGCCACCGCCCTTCTTCTCAATCGGAAGATGCTCCCACTCCCTTTTTGTCCACTTGTATTCTCCTGTCTCACCGCCGCGGCCAGTAATCCGCCCCCACAACCCTTTTGCCCAGTGTGCAATGAATCCGCCTAGATTCGTGAATAACCAACTCCAGTAGTCCCAGATGATCAGTCCAGCGTTCTTCAACTTCACCAGAAAATCCTCTCCAGGAACGAGTTTGTGAATTGCCCATCCGAGTGCCAACAATCCCGCAATCAATAAACCCCAGGGTGTCAAGAACAGAAACCGAACCAATGGTATCAGCGCTGAACGGAACAGCCAGCCTAGCCCACTTCCTAACATCATAACCAGAGGAAGCATCCACCCAAAGAGTTGCCCGATGATAAAGAGTGCAATACCAATATCGAAAATCCAGGCCGCCAGTGATTGTCCCCCAATCTGAACTTTGCTCATGTCCTGAAAAGCCTTAACAACAGGCTTGATCCACCTCTCGTAAAAGTTTGAAATCCAATCCAGTATTTCTTTGCCGCGAATCTTCCAACGAGCGATGAACTCATCCCACCAACGGGGAAGCTCAGCTTGAAGCCACTTCGTGATCCTCGGAACATGCTTCTCAATCCAAAGGCCGAATACTCGAGTAAGCGAACGAGCCGCCTCTTGTGATTTTATGGTGATCCAGTCCAAGAACTTTCTCACCTCAGGATGACGGATCAGTGACCTAAACATCTCGATGAATGGTGTGATAACAGGCTCAAGAAACGCAAAGAACTCCTCTATTGCCGGGCCCAGTATTGTACCGACCAAGAATCCCTTGATGAGAGAAAAATTCTTGTGCATCTCATCTTTGAAAGATCTTGCCAGTTCCTTGAATCCGGCCCATCTCCTTGTCTTTTCAGCAAGAGTACCCCCTTCTTCCTCTGGTTTCTTTTTCCCCTCAGCCTTTCTGAGAAGTTGGACTATTCCGAGAAGAGCCTTACCGAGGTAGATCATTGATATTCGAAAATCATCAGTCATCCCAATTGAAGCTGACGCTGTTGTTGCAGCCCCGGGCGTGACTTCTGCTCTGAATGTACCTGACAACTTTGGACCGCCTTCTGCCCCACCTCGCACAGAATTGATCTCTGCCTTCATTGAAGAGGCCAAGTCTTCAAACATCTTCCTCGCTTTGTCAACAGCCTCTTGGGCCGGACCTGTTACTTGGTCGTCAAACTTTGCCCTAAAGATCTGCTCAGTTAGAAGTTCTTCAGCCATCAGTGAATCCTCGCCCTACCGAGCGTTCCCGGCATCGAAGGTGCGTCGTACGAACCTGACTTTGCCTGAGCCTTTCTTGCCTCTTCCATCAACTCGTTGAAAGCACGTTCGAAGTGCTCGAACTCAGGAATGGTCATCGCTGATGACTCGGTGATTGTCACGTTTCCTCCGATCGCCAACGCCAACTGACGCTTGTACCGAGCAGTCAGAAACTCACGACCGCTAGGAAACGTTCGGGCGAAAAAACTCGCGGGTCAGAGTCAGGAGCGTTTCGAACTCTGCCTGACAGAAGGGACAAACTGCCTTCAAGGTTAGATCGACGCCTGTCTCTCTTACGCTTATCGCCCGACGGATCGTCTGAGAGTCTCTGCCATGCATGCTTTCAACAAAGCGAAGTCGCTCGAGACTACTGGGCTCAGCACCGTCGATCGCGACGATATGTAAAGACAGACGATACCCATACCCCGGATCGCCATCATTTGCATTTGCTCCTTCGAGTTGCGCGATGTACTGGTCAACTAGGTCTTCGTCCTTGCCTCGAAGGAACCGTAATGTCACCTTCTTCTTCACCATCGGCAGGTCGACCTCGAACGGCTCGACGTCAGTCTCTGTCGCCATCTTGAGCATCAGCCCATCAGGAACTGTCATCTTATGGACGTACTCTTTCCCGCATCGGCACTTGATCTTATGCGGGTAATCTGACCCGTAACTCAGAGAGCGCAGAGTCAGAAGAAGGTAGTACTTGTCAGTCTGAAGCATTTCCTGAAGAGAAATGCACTCTGACTCAATACACCTGGCGAGCACTCTGTCCGCAATATCCGTTGCGTTCGTGTTGCTGGCAAACAATTTCTCTTCTGCGACGGTGATCGGACGAATCCAGACCTTTCCGTCAGGAAGAGCGTTTCCGTAGAACTTGCCTCTACTCGGCAGAGTTACCTCCATCGAGTAAGGACTACGTGTTGCTGCACCTTTAGGCAACTCCTTCGCCGCGGCAGGCGCCGAGGTTTTCTCCTGTGCCATGGTTCAGCCTCCTTCCGTGTTTCGTACTTAGGCCAGAATTGAACCCTGTCCAACCAACGACCCTCTGGCCGTGTTTCCACCAAATTGCTGCCCGCTGGAAGACGAGCTCTTCGAACCAGCCTTGCCTGGGATTGCTTTGTCGATCGTAAGAGTGCACGAGATCTTGTTGTTCTCGTTGGCGTTCATATCCCCGCCCCCGGGGTCGAGCTTGCTCGGCCAGCAGCCAATGAGAGTCCAGGTCCTCTGCAAGGTGCCGTCCGGAGCAAACATGACGACCTCCCCGCTCTTCTTGTAGTCCTTCGCCAGCCCGATCTTTCCGTTAGAAGGATCATACACTTGCCGTCTCCAGGCGATCAGCAATTGCCCGATACCTTGATCGGCAAAGTCCTTAAGGACGAGCTCGAGATTCTCGAACACCGCCCTGCCGGCGACCTTCCTGACCTCATTTGCATAGTTTACAGCCACCTCCTCGTTTGCTTCCTTCGGAAGCGGAAACGAGTCCAACGACCGCTGGAGCAGCCTGTTCTGGTCGATCGCAATCACCAGCGTAAAATTGTTCTTCCGCTGGGGCTCGAACGCACCGTTTTGGGCTGCTATGTGATCCGCACTTATGAATTCCGGCATATCTTGTTCCTCCTAGTGTGTTAGACAACCTTCTACAGCTCACTGAAGCTGGTCTGCTGGTTGAGAATAACGAAGTCAAGCTGGATCATCTCCGCAGTCTTGGTGGGCTTGAACATGACCTTCGCATACATCTCGTTCCGGTTACGCCGGGCCGCAGTGTTCGTAGTTTCGTCGCACACGACCTGATAGTCAGTGATGCCCCGGCGACCTCTGATTTCCTCCATGATCGGACTGACCAGGAGGCGGAAACGGGACCAAGTGTCCTCATCGTTAGGCTCACCAACAAGCGACAGCGTCGCCGTTGCGATTGCCTTCCGCATGTACAGCAGCAAGCGGCGGACGTTGATGCGATCAAGAGCCGTCGGCTGTCGCTGGGCTGTGCGCTGGCCCCAGATGACAATTCCCTGGCCGGCCATGTTGATGATTGGATTCAATGAGTTGCCATTCGAGTACATGTAGTCTCGCTCGCCCTGAGTAGCGGAGTACTCGACATTGAGGGCGTCACTGAGGAGGCCTCTGTTCAGGCCCAGTATCGCCCACCACGGATCGGCCACGAAGTCAGTGAAGGCAATCGCACCCGCAACGTGACCATCAGGTGGAATCCAGACTTCGGAGTCACTGTAACCATCATAAACTTTGATCCACGGATAGAACACTGCTCCGTAGGAACTGTTGATCGACGTGAGGGGATCTTCAGGACCGCCACCAAGACCGTTCATCCAAGCCACTGCCTGCTTCACTGTCTTGCCATACGGCGGAGCAGTAATGTAGATGCAGTCTGCTCTGCTCTCGCACAACGTCTGCATGGCGGAGATCACCGAGCGGTGACTGATTCCTGGCACTGCAATGACGTTGACGTCCTCAGTCTCGGGATTAGCAAACAGCTGCAATCCCGTTGCTGGAATCGTCGGCGGATCACCAACACTGCCGATGTAGTCAGAAACCTGTGCGGGTGCCCCGTCATCGCCACCAGAAAGAGTCACCGTCCCGGAGTCGAGCGTTGTCGAACTGGCAAGGGCCGTCACAGAGATGTACTCACTGATACCATTGATTCTGGTCATGATGTAATTGACGTCATCAACGTTCAGCGGGCCGACCTTCAAGAGGTCATACACGTCCGCAGACATTCCGTTGTAGAGAACGGTAATCTTGTAGGTGCCCGCATCGGTTCCGCTACCAACCAGTAAGGAGATGTTGTTCCCCCAAGAACCGGAGCTCACAGCCAGAACCGAGAAGGCATCGGCGAGAGTTTGGTCCTTAATCGTACCAGTGGCCTCGATATCGTAGTCTGCCACCCGGACAAACTTGAGCTGGTTTCCTTTTCTCAGGAACCGCACTGCCGCAAACAGGGCATAATGCTGCCCCGAAGGCGGTCCAAAGGTGTCAACGAGTTGACCCTCATCAGTGATGAGAGTGACCTCATTCACCGGACCTTTTGAAGCGGTCCCGATAAGACCCAGGATGGCCGTTGCGAGCTGAGGGGTGTACAAACTCAAGTCAACTTCCCTGCTATAGACACCTGGACTAACGATTACCATGGCTAACTCCTTCTTTTTGATTAACTAACAGACAACGATGCGTCAAATCTCACTTCAAGCCAATCCCCTGGCTCTGTCGACCCGACTTGTGAAACATAAACAGACAACACGTCACCGGCCATGACCGAAAGTGGATAGCCAAAAATAACTGAATCCTTCTGCTCCCCATCCATAAGTGTGAGCTTTCGATCATCGTCCACTGACCCGTTGACGACAAGCTTGAAGATCAGATCACTTCCTGTCGGAACTCGACCGAGACAGTTAACTTGCATGCCCGTAATGGAAGCAGTAGCAGGGACGATAAAGTTACCGTACGTCTTGCCGGCTTCAGCAACACCGACAATCAAAACGCCGTAGAGTGACGTATTTATCGAGCCCATCTGGTTCCCTTTCTCGCTTTCCGGCACGACAATCCTCTCAAGCCATGTAGGATCCAGTTCATCGATGTTGTCGTACAGGTCGATAATGATTCGATCAATGAGTGTAACTTCTGTGGGGTCATGAACTATCCAACCGTGTACTACGAAAGAAAAGGTACGACGAAGGGTTCGTTTTTCCTCCGTTCCGGTATCAAGACCGGAAGAATCAGTCATTCCCATGAACTGGGTCAACACGATTCTCTGGCCCATCGGAACTGGATGATCTACAGTCAGGTACAACTCATCTGCTCTCAACCACAGGACGAGTTGCGTCGTGAGATCATCAAGTTCGTGAATATGTCGTGCCCAGATGTCAACCTGGTAGATCATGTCCCACGGACTCGGCCTCACCATTCCCCAGTACTTCTGCCAGTTTGGAATCCACGTGAGCCTCGAAAAATTGAACCGCACGTATCTAGACAGATCGAGTTTCTGCTCAAGCCGAGCAATCGAAGCGATTGGAAGCGGGAAGGCTGTAACTTTTTCTTCAGGCAAACCTCGCTTTCGCGCAATCTGCTTCCTGATCTGAGCAAACGCCCGCTCTGGTGTGGCAAACACAGAAGGAATGCCGTAGTAGACATCTTGCTTGGCCGCGTCCTGTGTTCTTAGCTGAAGAGAGTGGACCTTCTGAACCATGGACTTATCATAGTTTGCAAACATCTGCACGTAGCGCTTTGGTACGTCTTCACTCATGACAAGTTCACGGCAAATTCAATGTCGATCTGAGATTCAACAAGCGCCTCAACTATCTCCTCTTGACTCATCTGCGTTGCCCGAATGGTCGACTCAAAGAGAAGCTTCCACTTGCTACTCTCATGAACGAGCTTTTCCAACCAACGGAGATTCTGGCGCTCATTCGAGAACTCAACAAAAACCGCGTTCAGCTTGGTTGAGTGGTCCAGAGCACCAAAGAGAGATTCTCTCAACTCAAGGCACTGAAATCGAGAAAGCAGAATTGCAGCCTCAGGCCATCTGGAGCACCTGAGTGCTTTCAGCTCTCGGTCGAGCCACAACTTGTACTTTTCTACGAACTTTTGCATTCTGCCATCACTCGCTTCTTCATCAATGTAGCCAAATGGCTGAATCCGGTTTTTACTGTGCGGATGTGTGTACACGGAGGCATCGTCTGATTTCCGTACTCAAAAATGTCTGCAAGATTCGCCGGGTATCCAAGCCGCTCCAACCTTGCCCTATCAACCACCAGAACAACTGTGCAGTCGCCGGGCTCGCCTTGTTGATCAACCTTGAGACAAGACATGTAATCCTTGAGTGTCTTTGGCAGATCCTTCAAGAAAGGATAGATGATCTTCATGTCATCAGTGACGAGCAGGGATCCGAGTCGATTCCGAATACGAAAGATAAGCTGATCCCGGGCGGCCTGCAACAGCATCGTAGGAAGCTTTTTCTTCTCATACGACACAGTCGTTTCAGGAGGTCGGTGATCAGTTGACTGTGTCTCGAACCCGAACATACTGTCTGCCTCGTACTAGTGAGCAAGTACTAGTTTGATGGTACAAATAGTTATACTCAGGGAAAGGAGTTCAACTGGATAGTTATGGACCTACAACATCAACCGACTGCGGCTGATAGAGATGAGCCTTCATCTGGAAGTAGAGAGCAATGTCTGTATTACCCCACCATGCGGAAGGAACACAAGTATCAATCTCGTACTCCTTGTAGTGATACCAGAAGTGATCACCGATCCCTCCGACCATAGTCACTTCGTAAGTATCAGGATTTTGCGTAGCTAGACCGGCACTGATGAGATCAGGAACAGTGATTTGCAACTCTGCCGTTCGCACATCTTCAACTCCAAGCTTTGTCAACGGCTGGGTAATGATTGATGGTACAACAAAAGCGCGAACTCCAACCTTTGGGGTCCATCGTTTCTGCGGTTCAGCGATTTCCCCGTGGATCTCATCGAGTTCTCTAACCTGTGTGAGGAGTCGCTTGTAAGGAATGATCGGGAAGAACTGTCGAGAGTACCCCTTTGTAAGATTGTAGATGTTCTCTACTTCAGTGGCACTTGGAAACTTTGGCTTGAGAGGAAATCCCTCTTCCGTGAAGGCAGCTTCTTCCAATGCCTTCTTCATGGCAGCACAACCCAGAAGCGAATCTGCTGCTGACCCTCTCGTGCAAGGCTTTACGTCAGGCATTGCCCCACCAGCCCATCTATCACACTTTCAACACTACTACGTCTACTCTGTTCCATGGCTCGTTTGATATCAGCTTCCGTGAATTCGACGGAGTTGTGGTCACAGTAGAAACCACCACCTACACTAACAGGAGCTCCTCTGAGTGACGTGAGGTGGTTGTTGTTACAGTAGAAAACTCCACCTACACTAACAGGAGCTCCTTCGAGTGACGTGAGGAGGTTGTGGTCACAGTAGAAAACTCCACCTACACTAACAGGAGCTCCTTCTAGTGACGTGAGGAGGTTGTGGCTACAGAAGAAACTTCCATCTACACTAACAGGAGCTCCTCTGAGTGACGTGAGGTGGTTGTGGTCACAGTAGAAAACTCCACCTACACTAACAGGAGCTCCTTCTAGTGACGTGAGTTGGTTGTGGTGACAGTAGAAAATACCACCTACACTAACAGGAGCTCCTTCGAGTGACGTGAGGTGGTTGTGGTCACAGTAGAAATCTCCACCTACACTAACAGGAGCTCCTTCTAGTGACGTGAGGAGGTTGTTGTTACAGTAGAAAACTCCACCTACATCTCGAGGGCCGCGACGAAGTGACGTGAGGAGGTTGTGGTGACAGTAGAAACTACCACCCACACTAACAGGAGCTCCTTCGAGTGA